TCTGTTTGTGTGCATCACTTACCTCCTTGTCCAGACGTGCGATCTCTTTTTCAGCAGACTTAAAAGCCACGGCAAGAGAACCTATCGTTGTTCCGATGATAACACCTATCATCATTCCAATGAACAAATACGTCATTTACATCATCTCCATTTCCATATCCTCATCTTCTGTCTGTTCATCATCGATAGAAGTGATCTCAACATACTCGCCGATAACATTCAAGGCCTCATAGTAACTGCTCGAAGATGTTATTCTGCTGCACATTTCCTTTGCCTCATCATACATTCCGTTCCTTTTCAGCGTTTTTGAGGCTATGCCCATAAGATTGAATATATTTCCGTCCTGACCTATCAGCGGACATTTTGGCTTTTTGGACATCACGACATCTCCTTTCCGTAATATTTTCTCAGCAGACCTATGATAAAAAGCTGACCTTTTCCCGTAACAAACGTCTGCTGATAGGTCTTTGTCATAGTCGCAGTTTCAAAAACCGACTCCTTAACAGCAAAATATCCGCAGTCGATAAAAGTCTGATAGGGGAGATTGTTTGCCATAAGCACGCCTTTTCCTTTCAGCCAACTATAGAGCCTGTTTCTGCCGACAGGGATATTTTCGGCTCTCGCAAGCTTCGCCATAGCGTTCATGTCAATGAGATTGGTTGTATCAGAAACCTGTTCCGCAAACTCCACCAACGGTTCGTCGTGGCGGATACGCTCGTTGAGCTGATTTATCGCCATCATCTGCAGACGGAAAAGATTCTGATACGGCTCGTCGAGGAATGGGAGATAGTTTTTGATGAACATATCCTCGTTGGAAACGTAGCCGCCGGTGCGTCTGATGGTGGGGAGGACTTCGGCGGTCACCCAACGCCTGAACTCTTTGGCTCTCGGCATTTTGCTTGAGAGAACTAAGCTGTAAAAGCCGCTTTCATTGATAATAGTGGTCTTGCTCTTGTAATTTGAACCACTGTCGGAAATCACGACGGTGGTTTTATCCTCGGTATCCACATGACGTGAAAGAGCGTCCCTTGTGTTGGAATACCCTAAAATTTCCGCAACATCTTTTCCTACAAGCCACGGTTCGCCGTCCTTAATGACTGTTCTCACTTTTCCGAATTCGTCATTTTCAAATATTTTTATCATATTCTTCATTTGCGTTTTCCTCCTCGTTAAATTTCAGTAAATTTCTTGCAATAGCTTCAACCACATTTACCGTAATTGAATTTCCTGCCTGCTTGTAAAGCTGTGCGTCGGACATACCTGCTTCAGCGACTTTTTCAAACTGCTCTTTTGTAAATCCCTGCAATTTCCAGCACTCCACAGGCATAAGCCTGCGGATTCTGCCTTTGTGTACTATTCCGTGTCTGTCCGTAACCGTGAGCGTAAACATCGGTTCATTAGGTTCTTTTATTCTGCGACCGTTCTGTCGGGTAGTTTCCTTAAATGGGTTGATTATCGCCCTAGGAGCTTCTTCAAGCACTCCCGAACGTTCGCCTTTGTGAGTTTCGTTTGTTACTCCCAAATCCATTCTTGTATGCAGACATCGGGCATTTTCTGTAATCTGCGGATTTTCGTTCAAATCACAAAAAACAGCGGAATGTTCTCCTCTATGATGAGATACTCCGCTGTTCTGACGTGCGGTAACACATCTTGCAATGTCTGTCATCTGAGGATCGGGATTGCAGTCTATGAAATAAAGTCCCGTTTTACCGCCCATGCCGCCCGAACCGCTGCATTGCGTAACAGCCGTGCCGTCTGTGGAATAAACTCTCGAACCCTGACTGCCGCCTATCAGCTGTTCAGGTTTTCTTTTTTCGCAATTTTCCTCATCATTTCCTCCGAAAGCCAGTATTTCTGAGGGACATTTGTCTCCAAGATATCCGATAAGGAACAGCCTTCTTCTTGACTGCGGTATTCCGAATCCGGCAGAGTTAAGCACGCGCCAGCACATACTATACCCCAGTTCAGAAATCTTTTCAAGGATGATTCTGAAACATTCCCCCTGCGATATACCAAGCAGGTTGGGTACGTTTTCAGCGATAAAGTAACGGGGGCGCTTGGCTTCAAGGATTTGGATATAGTTAAAAAACAGGTTTCCTCTATCGTCCTCAAAAGCGAGTCTGCGCCCCGCGACACTGAACGATTGGCAGCACGGGCCTCCAACGAGCAGATCAAAATCCGGCATATTTCCGTAATCGATTTTTGTGATGTCCTCATAAAAAATTTCCCCCTTTGTGTCATACAGCGTTCTGTAGGCTTTCTGTGCGAATCTGTCAATTTCACACCATCCGACGCACTCAAACCCGCCTACTTTTTCAAAAGCCGAACGGAACGCTCCTATTCCTGCAAACGCTTCGAAATATTTTATCATTTATCACCGTTCCTTTCCTTTTTGTAATAAAAAAACGGCTAAGTCTTTTTCAAAACTTAACCGTTACATTGACATATTCATTTCTTCGTTTTCTTCAAGATCTTCCGTTTCTGTAATTTCCTCGCACTCAATATTTTCCTCTGTTTGCTTATCAATCTGACTCTGTTCCTGAGCGATTTTATGGAACTTATCCACATCGGGGATAACCCCAAGCGTTCTTCCGTTATCAAATTTACAGTGCAGAGTACCCGCATCGTCCACAAATTGAACTATGCCTTTAGTACCTGGTGGAATCGGACGGGGATCGTTATCCATACTGTCAAGGCATATCCGAGTTCCTTCGGGATATCTCTGCCTGAGCATTTCTACCTTCTTTTCGTTGTAAATCATATAACACCTCACATCGTCATTCCCATATCGGGTTCTTCGGTCATGTCCTCGGTCTGACTGCTGTTCATTTTTTACTTGATCACCTCCAGTCGTTTTAGATTCCCTTTTTATAGTATATTTGTTATCAAGCCTCCTTTGAAATAAAAAAAGACCGCTTTGTCGTTTATCACATTTCGTGATATTTGACAAAACAGCCTTCTAAACTTTGTGAATGTTTTTTCATAAAAAATCGGCAGGCTTAGAGCAAAATATACTCAAAGTCTGCCGTTATGTTCGATATTTTTTGTTGTGTAGGGTTCGACTCCCTTTTTTTCGTGAAAACTGGTGAAAAGCATCCACGGTTTTACATTAAAATTTTTTGTTTTCTAAATATCAAAAAAGCCCGTAAACACGGGCTTTTTAAGGTGAGTATCCATTTGGTATCACCAATATGGTTGCGGGAGACCACAACATATTTTTCCCACGATACTTTTCAAATTTTTATACTTTTTTCAACGATAGAAAAAATCAGCCGCCTCAGATCACTCCGAGACGGCTGAACTACTATCTGATATACTTTCTCCGACCGCAACGTATCTTCTGAACAATACGTTGCGCATGCCTCCAATCTTTTTCCGATATCAACGGCTCATAATCACCCTGATATAAATGCCCCTTAAAGCTGTAATAGCCAATGTAAACAGGGCGTGTTACTATTTTCTTTATCGACTCAGCGTTAAATGAACTTCCTCGTCGCCCATGATGTCCCATTGCGTTAACTATCTCAGCTACAGGTAGATAGGACTGATACTCAATGAACTTTTGGAAAATTAACCGAACAACTTCTGCCTCTGCTTCATTGATAGTAAGACTATCCTTTCCGTCTAGGTCATAGCCTAAAACGTCAGAGCAAGTCCGCTTCCCCTGTGAAGCTCTTTCAGCTAAAGCAAACGAAACTCTTTCAGCCGTCAATTCTCTCTCCATTTGGGCGAAAACACCAAGTACGCCCATCATCGCACGCCCTGTCGGTGTAGATGTGTCGAAACCCTCTGTGCAACTTACAACGCTGACGTTATGTTTTTGTAGTTTATCCCATGTATCGTAAAGATCTGCAACGGACCTTGTGAAACGGCTCAACGCCCATATCAGTATGATATCAAATTCACTGTTATACGCCGCTTCAAGCATGGCTTGACACGCTGGGCGATGTGTAATATCTTTTGCACTTATACCCTCGTCGGCATATACATTGTATACCTCATAACCTCTTGTGGCACACCATTCTGTTAGTGTCTTTCGCTGAGCAGAGAGGGAGTACCCCTCTCGTGCTTGGTCCAGCGTTGACACCCTTATATAGACCGCCGCTTTCATAGCGCAAGCAAGCCGTCTATTTCGGCAATTCTTTTGAGAAGCTTTTCACGCTCAGCTTTTAAGCTTTCCAAGTTTATGTCAGATACGAGCTTAACGCCCTCATGGCCCTTTATCTTGCTGTAAATTGTTTCAGGCACACCCTTAACACGAACGATTGTACCCTCATCAGCTGATATTCTGGGATTTTTGGCAGAGCCGCCCGAAGTGGCAAAACCGCCTGTTATCAGCATTGCATTGTCAGAGAAAATAACCTCTCTATCACGATAGAGCCTTTTCAGAACAACGATTGAGCCAACTCTGATTTCTCCGTCCTCGTAGCCCTCTGTATAAGTGTTGAGGTCAAGATCTACTGTGACAGTGCTGACCGCTCCAAGCTCTCCACACTCTCCGTAGCATTCGATGAGCAACGCCTTGACAGCTTCTTTGTTCTCCTCTGGGAAGACCCAGCAAGGGGCGTTCCACTTGCCCTGTATCTGCTTTGCTCCTGCGACGAAAGCTTTGTTGTATGGACTGTTGACCTTGATTTTCTCGTTTTCAACTGTAACTTTCATGTTTTTTACCTCCGAATATTTAATCACTTTTTTCTGAAGAATACGATTATGGCTGCTATAAGAATGATTATCTCAGCCGCACTAAGAATAATGCTTACTATCTCCATTTGACATTTCTCCTTTTGTGTGATATAATATCCGCAGCGGAGAGCCTTTCGGCTCTCTTGCGGAATCCCTCTTTAGTCTGTGAGCTTATCAATAAGCTGTATCAAACTGTCTAAGAGGTTTAAACTTACCTGAATGATAAGCAGCTTTAGGACGGTCGCATTATCTTCAGGTTGGCGGCTCTTTCGAGCCGCTTTTTTCTTTTTCTTACCCATTGGTTTCACTCCTTTCGTTCTTTTCTGATATTATTATAGCATATAGCCGTGTATATGTCAATGATTTTTATATAAAAACATCAACAATTATATAGCCGTGTATTTGTTCATTTTGCATATAGCCGTGTAATTAAATATATGATATAATGACAATGAGGAGGTGACATTTATGTATAATGAAAAATCAAAAGAACGCACAATGCGTTATATGAAAGAAAAACGTGATAAGCTTACACTTAACTTGCCGCTTGGTGACAAAGAGCGATATAAGGCTTACGCCGAGAGCAAAGGGAAAAGTTTAACCGGCTTGATTGTAGAACTCGTTGAGAATGATATGGCAAAAGATAAAATCGAATAATAAAGCAAAATCAGCCGACAAGGAATGACCCTGTCGGCTGTCTTACTACCTACTTAATCTTCTTTGTAATCTCGTCGCTGAGCTTCTTGATGAAGTTCACGCCTGCGATACCGTTCTCATAATATCCCCACTTTTTCAGTAGGATATTAACTGCCTTTGCAGTACCTTTTCCGTATGTACCGTTCTTATCCATACCTACGTTGTGAAGCTTGACCGCCTTCGCGAGAAGCAGCAGCTCCTTGAGCGCAAGCACACCATTTGTTTTGTTGCCCTGCTTGTAGCCTGTCTTGTCAAGCACTTTCGCACTTATCTTGCTCTGGTTCTTTGGTCTCAAGAAGCCTGCAATGTGGTCGTAAGTATGCTTGACCTTAGTGCAGGCTTTTCCGCTCCAGTTTTGGTCATACGAATAAAAATAACTCGTGTTGCCCTCACCGGTGCAGATTGCTATGTGACCCCAGCCGCCATTCAACGTGCCTGACCATATCGCTACATCACCCTTTTTCGGCACGAAACTTGGCGTGTTCTTTACCTTTGTGAAATTTGCTTTCAGCCAAGTGTTCTTGTCGAATAAATCCCAAAAGTGATGTGCGTCATACCAGAAATTCTTGATACCCGAGCCGAAGACCTCGTTGAAATATGCCGTTGCAAGGTCTACACACTGTTTGCCTGCTGCGCCGTCATAGTTAACAGCTACACCATTGTGCTTCTTGATAAACTCATCATATGTCATTTTTTTATTCCTCACTTTCGTTTGTATCCACTTTGTTTTCCACTGTGATTTTCAGTTTGTGTACGATTTTCACCAAGAATGACGGCAGTGGTATACCTATCACCGCAAGATTTTCCAAAATAGAAATACATTCATTGATGATAAACCATATCGTTACGATAAGACCGAAGTAAAAGCTGACGTTTACCTCAATGCCTATCTGTGAAAGTCCTGAGATAAAGAGCCAATCAAGCACGCCTGACACCGCCACCACAAATATGTAGCCGACTTTCTTGAAAAGCCCTTTAAGACCGACACGGCTTGACAGCTCGCCCCTGCTCCATGCTTTCCACATTCCTGTGATATAGTCGATGATCATCACAAGCACCAGAATGACTATAGGTATCGCCATAACACGGAAATACGCTGACAGCCCTGCGGCTATTGCTGATATGATGATTTTTGTTGTGTTTTCTTTCATTGCTGTTCCTCGCTTTCGTATGTTTGTCCCGTGATTGTTGTATACTCCTCCGCCGTTATCCACTTGCCAACAGCGGCGTGTACCATAGCAGCCGACCACAAACGGCTGTCATAGTATCTCTTGACCTTTGCATAGTTCTTACTCATCACCGCTCACCTCATTCAGCTCAACGCCGTTCAGCATAGCCAGAAAATCAACATTTGCCTTTATCCTGTCTATCTCCGTGACTTTAGGCTTACGGAAATTATCTTCCGTCAACCCCAGTTTCTCAACCATAGATTTTTGTAAATCCGTCATGTTGTACCTCCCACTTCACTTAGTTTTACAATATACTCTTCTTCGCTAGGAACTGGTATGCGATAGCTGTCATTACCACCCTTGAACGTGATTGAACCCCCTGCTTCGACTTCCATGTTTCGCAGGAAGTCATCGGGTATTAACGATGAAATGTCGGTGACGATTGGGTTCGCTAGTTCGTAATACAGAATTACACCCTGCATTGCCTGTTTGAATGCGGTGGCATCGGTGTAGTCGGTGTCTTTGACCTGAATTTGTGTAACAATGGCTGCTGTGCCATCTAACAGGATTGTTTTATCAACATATTCACTGACAGATCTCTTAACGGTGATATACCTATCGCACAAAATATTGTGCCGCTTTTGTGTAAAATCTCCAATTTTTTTGAATTTTTTTGAGTCAACAAACGTGCTGAAATATGTACCGAAAATAGGGCTAGTTTCGACCTGCCAGTTCACCATTCCCAAATCCATACTATCTACACATTTGTAGTATTTTTTATTCTCATAATCAACGTAGTTCTTAGCCGTTCCTGCACTCCAGCCGTAGCCAGGCAGATTGCGGATTGCTTCGGGAATTGGGTAGGCGGTATCACCCACAGCAACCTCTGTCATCCCTGCACTGACAATTTTCCCAGCGTTGTATGGATAATAATCATTAGGGAACATTTTTTCAAATTCTTCCACTGTGCTAGGTTCGTTGCCTGAACCGAACATGGCGGTTAAATCGAAAATCTGAATTTTAATTTTAACGTCATTGAAAACTGTGCCGACCGCAAATCCTGAAATTCCAGCAACTTTTTGCAGTTCTATGTCTGTTGCGGTTTGGTTTACTAGGACAGATGCAGTGCCTTTATCAACTGCTGGCGTTGTAATTGTTCTATTGAAATAGGCATAACGCATTGTTACACTATCTGGATTATTCAAAATCAGCAGTTTTAAAATGTATTTTCCAACCTTATTTTGGGCTGGGCTAAGGGGTTTGAAATAGATATATGACGATTCAGCAGTTCCATTTAGGGTAATCGTTCCGTCTGATTCAGTTGCCACCGTTACACCGTTATTTGTGCCAGAATACGCCTCAAATATTTGATTCCAAACAATCAACCTGCCACCGATATTTTTAACCGACATCAGCTTCGCCCCTGTAGGCACAGTTTTCTGATACGCCGTTTCGCTGTCAGTTTCAAACTGGTGCGTGATACCCTGACCGATGGAATACAGTGCATTTACCCTGCGTTGCAACTCTTTGTCCGTTAGTTTTAGGTTAGCTATTTCAGCCGTGTTTTCAGCGATTTTCCCGACCGCCGTTACATAATCGTCTGGCAGACTGTCAGCCACCGCCTGTGCTGTCTGTGCGGCAGTTTCAGCGGCTGTTCTGTCCTCTGCGACCTGTGCGGCATGGTCTGCCACTGTAGCCTTGTCGGCTGTTACTTGTTCTGCCAACGTCTGCACCGCCTGTCTGTCTGCCGCAGTGCTGTCAGCATTGGTCTTGGCAGTTTTAGCATAGCCTGCTGTTATGTTCTTGTCGGCTTCAGTCTGCTGTGCCGACACTGACGCCTGGGCTGCGGATACCTTTGCGGCGTTCTGTGATTTAACCGCCTCAGCACGTGCGGTTTCTGCACCCTGCTTGGCGGTGTCTGCCTGTGTAGCTGACGTTTCAGCCGCTGTCTTTGCGGTTTCGGCACGGCTTGCCGCCTGCGTTGCCGTGCCGGCTGATTTCTCTGCGGCTGTGGCAGATTTTTTTGCGTTTTCTGCCGCTGTAGTAGCCGTTTCTGCGGCGGTGACGGCGGTTTGCATATCTGCGTGTGCCTGTCTGCCTATGGCATCTATCTTATCCAGTGCGTCAGCTGCCACACTTGGTGACGGCACGGCATTATCACCGATAGCCGCACCTATTCTCAGACGGAATATGCGTGACTTCTTCACCAGCACATATTCATCGCCTGACATTTTTTTCGCACATATTTGGCAGCTGACTGTCTGCGCCGATCGCAAGATATCGGCAGTAGGCGTCCACGTGCCGCCTGTGATATCGACCTCATACTGAACGTCATCGCCGTAGTCTATCGTCATTACATAGCGGTCTGCGCCGTCTATCTCCATTCCCTCAACTGTCACAGGACGGGCATTTGTTTCACCAACGTAGCCCAGTAGGGCTGTGTTCACGACTACATTGTAGTCTTCGTTGATTTTTATGTGCATTGATATTCCTCCTTTCTATGGCTTTGTTACGATCCAGTCAATAATGTATTCACCCTGTGGAACGGTAGCACTTGCACTTTCTGCGTTCGTCAGCGCTACTATCAAATTGTTGCTTGTGAAAAATGTTTCTACACATAGCCTTCTCACTTTTGGTGTCGACACCTCCCGCAGACTACAGATGATCTGCGTGTTCTGAGTCGGTGTGAACGGCAGATTCAAAGTCGTTGTGGCCAGTGTCGTCTCTGACGGTACAATAAAGGTCTGAGATCCTGCTGGCATATTCATCTCATTGATTGCATTCTGTGCAGCGGTCAATGCATCGACAATAGCCTGTCGGACGTCTCGACCTGTATATGCTTCTGCCACCTGTGTGATCTCTAAGCTGATATCAATTGCTTTTGCCATAATTATTTCTCCTATTTTCTTGATGTCATTCCACTAATCGTGTCGATTTTGTCGCCAAATGTCAGCACATTCTGCGATCTGTCATTGATGTCGATACTGGTGCCGATGCACCTCAATACCTCGTCGATGCCAAGGTAGCTATTGACTATGCGATACTTGCAGCCAACTGCAAATCCGTCCAGCTTCTCATCAATGTCAATAGCCGATACCTCATACTGAACTTTTGCTGCTTTTAGTGCTCCGGCACATACTCTGCCTGCTTGAGACAATACGCCTGGAGTGGTGATATTGTCGAATATCATAGTTCCAGCGTGTACTCCGTACCGCTCTATCAGCTGGTCGTTGTCGATATACTTCGTTACTCCCGAAAGCGTCACACGTTCGCCCGTATCATCGTTGATGACAGCACCTAGCGGATACAGCCTTGTGATGATCTCACTTGGGTCAATCGCCTGCGTGATAGATCGCATATTCCTTCCTAGTTGTATTGTTTTATTGCTGACTTCTGAAAATTCGTTTGCTGTGAAATCGAAAAATCTAATGCCTTTATCGATGCGCACCCTCATTTCACCTCTGATATCTTCGCCGGAAATCAGGTTTTTCGTCAGTTCTGAGAACGTGTCTTCATATCCTGGATTAAAGATGTGCTGTGCTTGCGAACAGTTAATATTGCCAATATGTATCTGCTTGTAGCTTTCAACAGATTTATTGTGTGCTGAAAGTAGTGTGGCTATATACGTTCTTATGGTGCACTTTAGCTGTTTGATAATTGGTACACTATCTTTCAGAAAACACAAACCGCCCTCGCAGACAACTTGCTTGCCAATCTCGCCACTATCGGTCATGTATGGTGATATCGTCAGTACTCTGCCATCGAATATCAGATCTTCCTTGTCGTCGTAAACCTTTATTAACGATGTCAGTTCCTTTAGATCGGAGTAGCAGCTGTTGTCGGGATATATGTTGAACGTAAATGTGTCAATAGCGTTTATTTCTTTGACAACTGGCCCTGTCAGCTTGTTGGTTCTGACAGAACCAGTTTCGTGAAGCGTCTTTGTATCATCGAGTGTAACTAACATAGTATTTCCTCCACCAGTTCGATTTCAAGTGAACCAGATCCGTATAGAGCTAAGACATTTGTGCCGGGCTTGACGACAAAGCTTTGTATCTTGAATGCTGAGGCAGTTTCTTTGTACAAGTTTTTTGTGAGAACTTCACCGTTGAGGTCAAGCATTGTCAATCCTCGCTTGTCCTTATCGTCAGCACTCTTGTGATACCTTAAGCTCGAAACTATGTCATCTTCGGCATAAGAATAGAAGTACAGTACCCCCGGCTGGGAATGATAGCCGTCTTTGTGTGCTATGCAGGAGAGATGTGTCTGATTGAGGCAATCATCATCAAATGCAAATGTATCCCAAGCTGTGTCTGCAAAGTCGTCAGAGACCTTATATGGTGCTACATCGAAAGTGACCTCGAGAGTAGCTGTTATGTCATCTTCACCAAGGCTGGTCTCAACAGTTCTACACTTGCCGACAAAATGATAGTTCTCGGAATAGTTGTCATAAATATTCTGCTGTGGAGCTTCGCATAACCAGCTCTTGATCTTCTCAATCCTGCGGAGCAGTGTGACAGGTTCTGTATCAGATACGAACATCTTGTATGATACTTCGGTGTCGTCAAAATAAAAATTGCCGTCATAGTCAGACAGGTCAATACTGCCGTTGCGATAAGGTACAGTCACTTTGATCTCACGCTTCTTCGGCTCTGCAACTGTTGCACTGATTATTCTGATTTTAAAATCCTCATACGACTTTTTGCCATTAAATCTGATTTGTCGTGTCATACTGCACTACCTCTTTTCTTTCTCGCAGCTCTTTCGCCAAGCATTACATCTATAAATGGAACTGTTTCCTCTGCAATCACTTTCCCATTTGGGAAAACTATCACGTTATGAATAGTCTCGGGCATTTGTCTGACTGTTGGGACGACCTGCGTGTTCTCTGTGGCGCTTGTTGCTGCTTTCTGCGTGATACTGTGGGCATATGATCCATTATATACTGACCTTGCGACCCTATTCGTATCGCTGTATGTATTTCGCATATTCTCTGACAGTATCTTGTCACCAGTATTGGTATAGGCTTTGATGATATCGTCCTCTGATGACTTCCAGCCTTGGATCTCACCCTGCGCATTCATTTTCGATATATTTTCAAATGCCTTTGAAGGGGAGTGTATATCATATACCCCCTTGACCGCCGCAAGCACTGCGTTCGCTCCACTTGTTGCGGTATCAATGACAGACTGCTGTGCAGATAGTATGCCTTGCTGCATACCTAACATCATTGCCGCACCTGTTTGCTCCCATACATCTGATATCTGGCTTATTTGGTCACGTCTTATTAATGTTTCTTTCGTTTTCTCATACTTCTTTTCAATCTCATCGAATTCTGATATTGCTATCGTCTTGCAGTTACCCATGTACTCTTCCCACATATCATTGTACTTTTTCAACTCAGGCTGTGACATGGAAAGTAACGCCTTTATCTTGCTTGCAGACTGCGGACCTGCTTCCTGCAGGGTCTTAATAAGACCTTTATTCACGCCCCTGTCTGCAAGTGTCTTGATATCATCAGACCAACTTGCCATGCCGTCAAGATTAGACTCCAAGTTTTGCATAAGTTGTTCTGCAGATATCTCAGCGCCACCGTTGAACTCGTCGAAAAGGTTAAGATTGTTCTGCAATTCTTCCGTTCGTTTCTGGACGGCTTCGTCATAGCTCTTATTCATCTCAACTATTGCGTCAACAGTTTCTTGTGATACCTTATGTAAGCCATCTTTGTACATAACAGTGCGGTTATAGATCGTATCGACCTTTTTTGCATTGTCCTCTACGGCCTTTGAATTGTCTTCGAGAGCAGAAGAATGCTCAGAAACGTACTTGGAGGCATCAGCATAGTCTGCGTTCAGTTGCTCAATCTCTCCGCCTGCGGACTTATACGACTTCTGAAGCTCTTTTACAGACTTGTCAAGCTTGTCATACTGCTCCTGTAGATCCCAGTACTGACTTTCATCAGCGACGTTCGCCCAATCTGCGTTTAGCTTATTCATCTTCTCTTGAATCGGGATCATTTCTTTTTTCTTTTTGGCAATTTCTTCTTCAAGCTCTTTCTGATTTTTCTCAGCCTTATAGAGGTCTTCTGATATAGCGACCATATCTTTCTGAGCTGCTTCGACAAGAAGCTGTTCTTTCTTTGCTTCTATGCACTCATAGACAGCGTCCCTATTGTTGAGAAGCTTGCCTGTCTGATCGTCAATCTGAAGATTAAGGTCAGGCATTGCACTGTTCAGCTGGTCCACAAGAGTTTTCATTTCTGACTTCTCGTCATTAGATAATCTCTCGGCGTCAGAAAGCTCAAAAATTCTATCTGCAAGACTTCTATAGCTGCTATACTCGGCTTCTATATCTGTCTTGGCTTCTTCTCTCTGATCTGCGGCTTTCTTCATGGAGTCTGTCAGTTCATTCGTGCTGTCGACTAACGCCTGCTCTTCGTCATTGAGGACTTTTGTTGAATCAGCGGCGTCATCAACCGAAGTTGCATAAGACACAATACCGCCAACTACCGTACCTATAATAGCTGCAATTGCTCCTACCGGCGACGCTTTTTGAGTTGCATTTAAAGCCTGCTGGGCGGTTTCAGCTGCTTTTGTTGCACCTGTAAGGCTCTTGAATGACTTTACGAGGTCTGAAACGTTATTTATGGCTTTTTTTGATACCATTGCCGACGTTATTCCTGTCAATCCTCCGATAACAAGGTTAGAATGCTCGCAGAAGAACTTTATGCCGTCGATGAGGATTGGCAAAGAGCCTTTGGCAAACTTGGCGCCTGTTTCGACTAAATCTCCAAGGGCATTGCCCATATCATCGAATTCGTCACTGAGGTCTCCATCTTTGATATCCTTGGTAAGTTCACTGAAAAGCTCTGAGCCTTTTTCGGCGGCGTCCTCGAGCGGGGCACTGAACTTATCAAAAATAGTTATGCCAAGGGATTCAAGGGAAGAGTCCATTATAGCCAGCTTACCCTTAAGATTGTTATTCATGGTGTCAGCCATTGTCTGACACGCTCCGTCGGCGTTATCTACCTGAGCTTTCAGGTCATCGAAAGACCCGCTCATGCCTTGAAGCATGGCATTAACGGACGATAAGTCTGTCTTGTTGAAAATATCGCTAAGCGCCTTGGTCTTCTGGTCATCTGAGAGCTTGGAAAGCTTGGCGTTAAGGTCTCCGAAAATATCGTTGATATCTCTGATATTTCCCTCACTGTCAGCCACGCTTACGCCCAGCTCTTTCAGCTTGGTGGAAGCAACGTCTGTCGGTGATGTTAACGACAAAAGCATATTTCTGAGATGTGTGCCGCCTTCTGCGCCCTTGATACCGTTGTTCGCCAGTATTCCAAGAGAGGTGCACATTGTATCAACGTCCTGCCCTGTGGATTTGACCGTGCCGGCACACTGGAGAATGCCCTCACCAAGCATAGCAACTGTGGTGTTAGATTTTTGGGCGGTCTTTGCCATCATGTCCATATAGCCGTCAAGGTCACTCGTCTGCAACTGTAGTGCTGACATAGTATCCGTTACCATGTCAGTGCAGGACGCAAGGTCCATGCCTGAGGCAGTGGCAAGATTAAGAACTTTCGGCAGTGTTTCAACCGCCTTATTTACGTCATATCCTGCAAGAGCCAAGTAATTAAGAGCGTCAGCGGACTCCGAAGCTGTATACTTTGTAGTCTCACCACACTCACGAGCGGCGTTCTCTAACTTTTGATAGTCCTCAGCGCCTGTGCTGACCTGCTCTGCGGTCATGCCCATTGTCGCCGCCACATTGGACATAGAACTTGAAAAGTCTATACCAACTTGTGCACAGCTTTCCGCCGCTTCCTTGGCGGCATTAGCTATAGCTTTCAGCCCCTCAACGGCAAGATTAGCAGAGAAAACGTCCTTGAAGACACTGCCTGTCTGGTCAGCTTTATCACCAAGGTCTTTGACCTTATCTGACGTATCCTTGGCTTCATTGCCAAGCTCCTTGGTGCTATCGTCTGCGGTCTTGGTCTGATCTCGCAGTGTGTTCAGCTTCTTCTTGGTCTTTTCAAGCTCTTCCTGATACTTAAGATATGACTCAACAGGAAGTTCGCCTTTCTTATATTGCTCGTTGATATCTTTCTCGTTTCTGATAAGAACATCAAGCTTTGTCTTCGTGGCTTCAATGGCCTCGCTTAATAGTTTCTGCTTCTGAGCGGTGTATTCAACATTCGTCGGGTCAAGCTTCAATAGCTTATTGACACTGTTCAGATTTCTTGTAGTCGAATTGATATCGGCATTAAGCCCTTTCATGGCGGCAGTATACTCAGACGTATCACCACCGATTTTGACGTACATACCTTTGATTTTCTCATCTGATGATGACTTAGCCATTACTCACCCTCCCATGCCTTGATTTTTGCAAGATACTTTTCATATCGTTCTTTGCTGATTTTTCCCTGCTTATATCGTTCTTCCACAACAGGCAGGTTTGCTTTCAGTTCTTCGTATTTAATTTCGGGGTCAATGACCTTTTTGCCGGCGGCGATTAATCGCTGTCGGTCATAGGCGCAGGCATAGTTCACTACCATACCATACGTCATGCGGTCTAAATCAGCGACAGTAAGACCCCTGTTTATAACAAGGGAGATGACCTCCTCCGATTTGAGAGGCCGATCATCTCCGCTTTTACTGCCGCTTATGGATTTTTTCTGTCAACTTTCATGTTTGCCTGCAGTATAGGCATAACCTGATTATAGATATCATCAACAGGAAATGCACCATAGGCGAAGCTGTCAAGCCACGTCTGAATAGGCGGTATACTATCATCATAAGTCTTGGCAAGCACCCATAGGGTGCGGTATTCGACCTGTTGAACAAAGGCACCCTTACAGAACTGATGAACCTTGACAACGTCCTCAAGATACTCCGTGCCGAATGCTTCCTTGTATCGATAGAAAAGGCCTGCTGTAGCCTTGAAGCCTATCTGCCTGCTGTCTATAGTCAGGACTATTGTATTGCTCATTGTCATTCACCCGGGGTGTAGGTGTACTCAGGAAACTTTGTGAGTACTGTGTTACCCTTTATACGGAAACGTGCAATGTGTCCTTTCTTGTTGTTGACAGTAGCCTCAGCCGGTGACGGCTTGCAGGCAATCTTATGCTCTGTATACTCATAGTCCATACCGCTGTCTTCCTCTGTCTTAACTGAGAATTTCGTGCGATCTGTAGTATAGCAGTAAGGGAAAACCTCGGTGTATCCCTCGGCTTCTGATGTTGACTCATACTGTACGATCAAGCCGAACTTTGGCGCTTCTCCTGTTCTTGCTACTTCGACCAGTGTGCCGTTTTTCTCTTCGATGACATTTCCGTACCAGTCTTTCTCAAGATCATCACACAGGTCAAGTGTGGTGATAGTTCCCTCGTAACCCTGATTAGTCTGACCTGCGAATGCTACTACGCCGTCAGCCCATACCTCATTGCTTGATGACTTCGGGTCAAGGTTTACCTGACGGGTGCCCGAAAGCTTTGTCTTATGATACTTAAGTTCTCCATATGTGATAGTTGTCGCACCACTGACATCTGTAGACTCTGTAATCAGTGCATGGGCAACGGCTTTCACTGTTCCTTTCATTAATATTCCTCCTTGCGATCGAATTCGTATACCCACATATCCATTTGCTGATCCTGCCCCAGATAGCCTGCGGCGACTGAGAAACATATGCCCTTATCCATAAGGGCGTTCTCAAATAGGATATGTGTTTCTTCATCTTCCGGCTCGCAGTATATTTCAACTGCAATCCGTGGGATAACTGCGACAGTTCTTCCGTCTGCAGATATCGTCTGAGGTGTCTTGTTTATCCATGTTGCGAATGGCAATTCCGTTTCCACTGGAAAATCTATCTTAGCAATCCTGTCCGCAGGAATGCCTGAAAGTGATATAAGTTCTGTCAATGTCATTTCGACTTCTCAATCTCCTTTCTGATGTTTTCCGGTAATTTTTCTTCGGCATACTCTTGTCCGTAAATCATGTGCGGATAAGCTTTCGCCTTAAACGGAAGCGTTCTGCCACCACGCTTCATAGCATGGCCATACTCCAGCAGGTGTGTGAGAAGATACTGCTTATTCTTCTTGAAATTCACTATCTGCCGAATGTCAAAAGAGTCCTCGTACTCGGTACTAACTGTAAGCGCCTTGGCATATTTGCCGGAGCGGTTATTGAACGTGAAGTGTTCTTGGACGACCTTGCGGGTTTCCTTTGCGGTCTTCTTAACAGCTCTCTTGGCGGCTTCATTAACACGGCGACTTTCTTGCTGAAATGCGTGCTGTAAAGCCTCAGCCATCTCATTAGGACTCATTGACATGGATTTCTAACCTCTTTTTCCGCTTTTCTATTGATAACTGCCAAGCCTGCGGCTTAGCGTCCTTTATCATCTGAACTTGAATGACGTTATACTGGTCGCCGTTCATTATCACAATGTCAGTCGCCTGCGGCTCGGCGATAAGTGGTATTCTTATCACTTTATCACAGCGGTGCTGATACTCAGCGGCTTTATAGAAACGCTCTGAGCCGACGGTACGATTGTCATATCTTATGCCTGCTTGCTTGATTTTCAAACCATTGGCATTGATGATAGTTGCAATAGTGCATATGCCGTCATTGAACGTCTGCCGCTTACTTATCATACGCTTCCTCCTGACATCTCCTCAATCTGACATCTTGCTCTCAGAGCGAAGAGCTGAGAGTGATAATTTTTTTCAAAGTCCTCGAAGCAATCGTTATATATATATCTGCAGCAGTCGATCAGAAGCTGGGCGTCGCCGTTGATATTTTCGTCAACGTTGATATCCAGCACCTGACCTGCATATCCGTTAAGTACTCCTATAGCACGTGCTATAATGCTGTTTATCTTTCTGTCAGTAGCTTCGTCTGACCAAGTTATGTTCAGCTGATTTTTAACTTCCTCGAATAATGCCTGCTGCATTTATATCAACTCCTTATGTTTCTGACGGTGTGACAGTGTATACTGTCGGGATAAATCTCTTAAGCTTTGAGATATCCAGATACCTGAAAGCATTGCTGTCGAGTGGCTTGCCGTTGCCGTATGTCTTGATCTTATATGTCCTTGCGTCATCAAGGAACTTGAATGAGTCATCAAACTCCAGCTTACCGCCCTTAGCCATGCCAAGACCCATGAAGTAACGCTTGCCAAGACCGAAGATAGCTCTGTCATCAGGAACGGCGCATGACTGGATAATAGTGCATGGAATAGGCATAACATCGTTAACCCATTTCCCCTGAACGAAGTTCGTTGTCGCTGGCATTACCTTGGTCAGATATGTCTTTGGATTGACTACGAAGATAAGGTTATCAAGCGGTCTGTTGTTTCCAGCCTCTGTCTTGGTAAGCTGTGCGGCAATAGCACCAATAGCTTCAGGGGAGAGTTCATTGAGTGCAACTGTCTTCTGGTCAGGATACTTGCCACCGACTACTGATGCACTACTAGATACGTCCTTGCACATTCCGATAGGGCAGTTAAGACCGTCGCCTGACACGACACCGGTTTCCATGCCGACCCAAAGGGCTTCTGCCAGTATCTCACGGACATATCTATCCAGCCATGAGGCACCAAGGTCAAGCATATCGTTAGACACTGGAATCCATGCTGTGAGCTTCTTCAGCGCAACGTCAAAGGTCTTGAATGCACCGGAGAGTTCCTTGTCGATAGCTGTGTTAAGATCTCCCCACTTAGCGGTCTGAACACCCTGGTCATTTACCAACATCTTCGTAATTCCAGTGGTATCCTGGAAGTTGATGAAGTTGAGTAGAGGGTGCTGCTGTGGGATCTCACCGAGAACTGACTCAATGATCGTGATTGGCATTGTCTTATCAACGTTTGTCAGCGCCATCTTGGGGTCAGAGGACTTGCCCGCCTCAATGACGGCGTTATAGTAGTCTCTTTCTGCGGCGGTCAGCATTCTCACACCTCTGGTGCTGAGTATCTGATTATCGACAGACTCTGCGGTGCTCTCCACCTGCTCCATGATAACATCTGAAATCAGATTGCCATACTTATCAAGGGCGGCTTCCATACCCTTGTCATCACTATCTCTGATAGCGGTTGACAGTGAAGCAAGGATATCTGCTTTCTGCTCTTTGATTGCGTCAAGATTAATCATTCTTTTTTACCTCCATTTTCATGAACTTTTCAAAAGCCGACATAGCGGCATTTGTTTTTTCTTCTTCGGTTTTTTCAGGCGGTGAAGCCTGCTGTGCGGTTGACTGCTTATACAGCTCAATAAGCTTATCCATGCTTTCACCGTCAAGAGCACTTGACATTGTGTATCGCTTTACGTCACTGAGCATGGTTGCCATATCAACAGGCTGTTTCCCAGTCGATATGGTATCACATAGGCCATACGAAAGACATTCATCAGCTGTGAGCCATGTTCCCACCTTGACCATTTCGGAAATTTTTTCACGACTACACTTACCACCGCAACGTTCGGCATATGTTGAGATAGCGGTGTCAGTCATCTTATCCAGCTCGTCAGCAGCGATTCTCATATCATCGGCATTTCCTTCACAATAGCAGGACGCCTGATGAATCATCATGAGGCTGTTGTTGTACATGACGATCTCGTCCGCTGCCATGGCTATAACGCTAGCTATCGAACAAGCCCAGCCGTCAACATAACAAGTCACTTTTGCTTTATGCCGCTTTAAAATATTTCCAATAGCGACGCCCTCTTTGATCTGACCGCCAAGAGAGTTGATGTACAGATTGATGTGCTCACAGTCCTTGTATTCTTCCAGCTTTTTGGAAAAATAGCTCGCACCTGTCTTGCTCTCCTCAAATTTTCCCTTTGCCAAATCATAGGCAAGTCCTCCACGGACCTGAGAATACAAATATAAGTTAAGCTCCGTTGGCTTATCTGCCTCTAACCTGAATTCAAATCGATTTAAAATGCTATTCATCGTTTCCACCTCCTTCTATCGTTTCATAGTTCTTGGTTCGGGTGTGCTGATCCGCCCAACTTTCAGAAATTCGTTCTTCTCCGACCTTTTCTCTCAGCTCATTGGTCGAATAGAAACCACTGGAAATCAGCTTGTCAACGGAATTCGCCATTTCGAGAATATCGAAATGTTTGATATTTTCCGTGCAAACCTTTGCGTAGTTTCCTTTCAAGACCTGCTCTTTCGTGTATCGTTTTGCGGTAATCTCGTCAGATAGCATTTTCGCAAAAGGATCTACGGCAAAAGTAAGAGTCATCGACAAAGCCTCACTGATATTTTCAACATTTCCCTTGACGATAGCCGGTGACACGTTATATGCAATAGCAGCCTTTTCAAGAGCATCGTTGAGTATCGAGATGTAGTCCGTTGTTTCCGAAACAGTCCGCTTGGTTTCTCCGTTGCTCTGTGGCGTGTATTTCATTCCACCCCACAGAGGCAGAACTGCATTCTTTGCCTCAAAGTACGTTTTGAAATACTTGTTCATTAACTCTTGAAATTTTTCCTCGTAGTTCGGCTGTCCTTGAGCCATGGGTGTTATCTCGAGTATACCTTTCTGCGTTCCACTCTTTGCATAGACCGTTGAAGATGTTTCAAGAAATTTGTTGTGATTTTCAAGCATTTCAGATAGAATCTGCCTTACTCCGCCGTTTGAAAATCTTAGAAAGAGAACATCATTCATATCAAACCTTTTTTCAAAAGTAAAAGAACCTTTTGAAACTTGCGAAAAAAAGTTCGGATACAACGCATATTCCTGTGTGCTCCAGCCGTCGGCACATATCAACTGCTGACCTGCACTGACTATCAGACTGTTTCCCAGTATCAAAGTTTTCCGAACTATTTCATTCTTAAACTGTGCGGCCGTCTGGTTTGCGTTTGGACGAACATTGAAAAGATACCATTCTTCACCCTTGAATGATTTTCCATTGTGATAGGTTTTTATTTCGCACTTGGATATAAGTGCAGCAAGAATCTCGACACCTACCTGAATAGCATATGCCTGAACAGCTATTCGTACATCATCGTCATATCCTACTGACTTGACACTTATAACTTCGTCACTTTTGGCGTTGATAATTCTTGATATCAACGATTTTAAACCCATTGCTTATCCTCCTTCCGCTAGAATGTGAAAACGCCAGGAATGTTTGTATTCATTGGCATACTTGATATTTGCTCAGAAATTTTATTCTGAGCTACTTTCGCAGCAACGTAAGCTTTGAACGGGTCTGTCTTGCGTGATTTCGGCTCTATTTTACCATATGTCATATTGCCTGCAGACGAAGTGCATACCTTGGTATTGTTCATAGCCCAGCGGAAAAGGGGATTGTCTCCGACTGCAAGTTTATGATTCACCAGCTGACTTGTGATTACAGGCATTATCATCATTTCATTTGACGGACGGACAAGCATGATATTTCCGTAGCCTTTTTCGTCAGAAGCGTAGAGATTCTCTTTAAGCGCCCTCCTAAGTAGTGTATAGCGGTAGTTATCTATGCCGGTCATTGCTACATTGGCATTCAGCTCCGCCGCTTTCTGCGCCACCCATATAACGGGTATCTCAGGCGGTATCTCTGGACCGTCAACGAATGACAGTAGCCCCGCCGCTTCCCATTCTTGCAGGGGTGCCTTGATTCTTGATAAATCTGCAGAAGCCTTGCACACCCAGGTGTGCGTTATCCATACGTCAGTTCCGTCTACGTCGAAGAGCAAGCCTGCTGAAAGGAAGTCATCGGTCTTCATATAGTCAAAGCCTGCTGTGCATTGTCTGCCTTGAAGCTTTGACAAATATGGCGTGATATCCTGATTGGTTGCCAGGATGTTATCAAATGCGGTTATACCGCCCTCTGTCTGTTGCGGCAGGCAGTTCATGCGTTTAACTGCAAAGCTGATGTTGCTTATCTTATCGTCCAGATAGTTTTGAAATTCCGTCTTCATCTCTTGGAGAAGATCAGGAAGGTACTGCAGTGACGGGTTCGCCTTATACCACATTTCAGGCATTTCAACTTCTTCTGGCTTATCTACTCTTGCAATGAATGGTAGCATGCCGTTATCATCTATCTCACCGTTAAGGATTCTAATCCCTTTGGTCTTATCTTTGTCAAGAGGACCTTCACGGACGAATCCGTCGGTGCTCATGATCGTGCGGCGTGGGCGTGGCTTTTTTCCAAGGCCGCCAACAGCAACATCTATTAGCTTACTGTTCTCATATGCGTGCTCCTCATCATGGTCTATCTTGCCCGGTCTTGCACCGTCGTTAGATTTCGGGCTCGATGTTCTGTATCGCAAGACGGATTTTGTTTTCAGATTTATGATTTTTTCTGTGTTCCAGTAAAAAAATCTCTGCATCTTGTCACGGTTGTCTTCAAGTACGTTGTACACATCATTGAACGTGGTCTTAGCCTGATCTTCTGTGGTTGCGAAGATGTCGATATTATAGTGCCTGATGCCATTGGTAGGTGTGAGTAGGCAGAAATCTTCAAAGCCCAGAAAACCATTCTTGCCAGTACCACGCCCAACATAAAGAAAAAGTACCGGCCAGCGTAGAGCACCACTTGCGGTATATGTGCAGTTGTGTAAAACGAAAACAAAACGCTCCCATGGGAATAACTTGAACGGAAAATATTTTTCGTAGCTGAAATATTTTTCTGCCTGGGCAACATCGATGTAGATATCTTCTGACAAAAACATGCGCTTGACGTAGTCAATAAGCTGATACTGCTCAACACAATACGGATACTTATGCTCCTCGACTAGGCTGATATAGTCTGCAAGATACGAGAGGTCAAGAGCTTCTTGCCCCTTACAGCTCTTCGTCATCGTCAAGGTTCTTGACCTTGTCAGTTGACAGGCCCAAGTCTTTCAGAATTTGAAGTTTCTGCTTGTTGTACATATACGCCTGCTTTACGGACGGATTGTCTTTTTCATACTCTTTTCCTACCGCAGAAACTGCCATATAGGTCAGTCCTCTCTTGCGAATATCAGCCTGCATTTTCCTTTCCTGTTTTTCATAAAACAGATAATCTGAAACCAGCGATTTATAGAAATCGACAGAAGCTCCCATTTGTTCGAGCTGCTCTATCAACGACTGTTCAATCTCTGATAAACTCGGTTTTTTCACTTTTGCCAACTCCTTACATTTGATTTTCTTGAAAAAATTCTCTCACGTGCGTGCGAGGGCGGATTTGTCTTTTGTGCCTCCCGTCGTACAAGGCCGAAAAAATTTTTCGACCCTTGACCCCGGGGGGTATCGCCGCAAGGCGCTCACCACCGCTCCTCATTGACGAACTTATCTGCACGTTCTTGCCAGCGCCGTTCTGGGTGCTGTGCTTCATGACAGTCATGACACAGTGCTATCAGCTGTCTATGCCGTTCGCCATTATCGTCATAGTAATACCGACTGTATGCAAGCTGCGGAAATTGCTTAAGATGCTTGACGTGATGAAGAATATTTGCTCTCGTCACCTTGCCTTTGCACTTGCATATCTGACACTCATTGTGCTGCTCTGCGATAACGCTCTTACTGAACTTTCTCCAGTAGCGGTCGTTGTAGAACTTGTCAACTCGTCCGTCCTTGATTAGCTCTCTGATCTGACTCGTACTATACACGTTATCACCTCGCATATATAGCACAAGGACCACGTCATACAACGTGGCCCTTGCACCGGCATAAAACTATGGAAAAACTATAACAACAACCCCGCATTATCATCATAGCATGCAGAGTGTGTTCGTGCGTGTTACAACGTGTTTTTTTTGCAAAACTTGCAATGCCTGCCTTTGCAGTAGTCCTCTGAAGCATTGGCTTGCCTGGCTATCCACGCCCATGACGGCGGCTGCCAAGCTCCGTCCTTGCGTGGGACAAGATAGCGAAGTCGAAAAATAATCCTGATGAATGCATCATCAATGCTAGACACATATGCTTCAATCTCTGCTATCTCTACTTTGAGTCTGCGATAATCGTCACTATCTGTGCTTACCCACTTCAGCTCAGCCTTAAGCTGTCGATATGACAGCAATCGCTTCTTAGTCATGATAATTCTCCTTGGACTTCTTAATGCTTTTCTGATCAAACGTCAATGTCAACTCTATCATATCACCCATTGCAATCATTTCATCAGCATTGTCAATGAATGCTTGCAGAAGCATAGGTAATTTCTTTGAATTATAAATCTTCCATTGCTTCATCACGTACGAATGGCTATCGACATAGTTCTTCACGTCGATTAATGCTTTGATATATCCCTGCCTGTATGAGTCCATTAATCGTTCTCCTTTCCCTGCCTTGCCGATAATTCTCTCGATATTTTCGTCAGGATATCTTTCAGCACAACACCGTTTTTTTGAAGCGCATGGGCATGACGTGTCAGGTTATCGTCGATATATGCAACGTATAACTTACCACAGTGAGGGCAGTTATAGCACCATACGTCCCCCTCTATGATTTGAAATCTCTCTTTGCGAACGCAGACTATGAATGCCTTATGGCAATCATCACATATCACGCTAAGCTCAGCTCCCTTAAGACTCATCATCTCACCCCCCTATATGTTCAGCTTCGCTGTTCGGCGGTACATGAATAGCGATATGTAGAACGTGCCGTTATCCTCGTTCCAGAATGGTCGGCAATCAGCATAGTAATAGTCTTGATACATATTCTCGAACAGCGCCGGGTTATCACAGTTATATGCCATGCTCTGCACCGTACGTTTCGTCAGACGATAATCGTTATTCTGCGGTTGCGGTTTAATGCAATTAGTTGACGCAACATAACGCTTAGCGTGCTTGCCGTTGTTATGTTCTGAAATCTTCTGCTTGCAGAAATACTTTGCAATTCCTGCACAGCCTGTCTGGTCAAACATCAATGGCAGGACCTTGTCAACATAGCCCTTGCCCCATATGGATGCTATCTCGTTGATAGTCAGACCACCTGTCATGATAACATGAAAGTGGATACGTCCAGACTTTGAGCCCTGCTCAATGGAATAAATATACTTCATTCTCGGTAAGCTTCTCTTGACTCTTGCTCTATTCACACGTTTGACAAAGTTAGCAAAGTCTTTCTTGGCACGCTCAAGGTCAGCAGGATTATTCTGCGGTGCATAGGTCAGTTCGAACTTATAGTCTTTGTCAGTGAAATTTGCAGGGATAAGTCTTGCCAGAGCTCTTTCAGCATTGATCTGATTCAATCTCTCCTGCACCTTGCTTGTCGGCTTTCTTTTCTTCTTTCGACTAGAAGAACGTGGGCAGGCATAGACAGGATACATATTCACTTCCATATAGTTTCCATAAATATACTTTTGCTCTCTGTATCTCATAAGGCTCATTGTCATTTCCTCCCACTGTCCGAGTTATTAAGACCCATTACAAGCCCTCATACCCGTGCTTACACACGGGCTGAACACTTGTTCTATACTATATATAATATATAGGGCTTCACTCTGTCATTGCCAATTGCTCATAATTTCTGCTCTTGTCTTTTTCTTCGCACTCCCTGTTGAATACTTCTTGTAACATATCGTGCATGGAATTAATGTCATTAAGAAGTTCTTGTGTTACAACGCCATGGGTTTCACACAATACACCGAGCGTGAGCAAGCCTGCTTTGACGATTATCATATCATCAATGGAATAGTATGTAAGAATTTCATAATCATCTATTACTTCAAGGAATGCTTTCGGGCATATATGCACTTTTTCTGTGCCTGAGAATATCTGATATTCGCTTAGCATGGCAACGAATGTTGAACGACGATCTATCATCTTGCCTGTTGTGCATGAAGCGATGTTCATAACGATGCTGCTCTCAATAGCAGGCGGCAGCTGCTTACATCTCCAATTCTCACGGTCACTTTCATTAATGTCAAAAAGCGTGAGTAACTGCTCGCTGGTATTCATGTTCGGCATGCCGTAAAGCGGATATATTGCACTTCCTGAGCCGATCCATAATGAATTATCATTTTCATTATAGAAGTAGGATATGGTCTTAGCCGCTTTACTGCATATTTTTTTCAGCTTAGATATTTTCATTTTCTCACTCCTTTATTAAGGTACTTCAAGATTGCTTCCTGCGCCTGCTCAAATCCTTTGCAGACAACTGCAAGATAGCCGTTGTCATTAAGCGTTTTCAGAAACTTCTGTTGAGATTCCGATACTCGTCCACCTGATGTGCGTTTCATTTCTATAAAAAGACCGTAGTAACCGCCACGTGCCACCGGAAGCATTATGTCAGGCACACCTGACTTTACGCCCTCAGACTTAAGATCTGCGGCAGTTCTATAGTGGCGATAGCCGCCGTTCGGTATAGCGAACATATACTCTAGTTCTGGATACTTGCCTGAGCTGAACGTTGCCCACTTGAAAAGCAATGCCTGCTCTATGTGTTCTGTTGGTGTAGCCTTCTTATTCACTAAGGACACCGTCCATTCTAGCTCCGCAATTAGGACAGTATGGCGTTGCATCGCATTCATCATGCCCACACCAACCGCAGACCGAACATATAGGAATTTTTAATGTTATACGTTTTTTCATAATCATGATTTTCTTGTTGACATTTGTATTGTCAACGACAGTACAATCATGACCATTAGTGTATTCTTCTTTTATGCCAACCTTATTGGCTGGCACGAGTTTTGTTTTTTCGTGAAATTTCCAATATCCGTGCTTGACCTCCTGCACGTCTGCAACTTCAAGAGTTGTGTCCAATTCTCCTTTAAAATAACACGGAACGCTTTTTATCGCCTCGTTTACCTTATCCCTAATAAACTTTGATGTGCCATAGTTTCTAAAAATATAATTAAGTCTATTTTTTAAGCTAGCAACTTTAATGTATTTATCAGCCATTGTTATACCTCCTTAAAATGTCACTGTCACATTCAACACAGCCGCCGCTATCCAGTAGACGGCCTTTTTGTAGTCCTTTTGTACGGCATATATAATTGCTGCTCCCACGTCTAGCAGAATCAGCAACAATGGGAATATGTATTCGGGCTTTATTTTAATCATAAGATTTTGTGCTCCTTTGCGTAGAATGTCTTAAATTTTAATTTTTCCAGACATCAAGTCGGGAAGAACTGCATCTCTCAACTCTTTAAGATATACATTCTCCAAAGCGTTGAGTGTGGCAACGTGATTTTTCCATATAGGCAAGAACTGCTTCATGACTTCTGGAAGTATATCCTTGTCATTGCATTTGAAAACCATTTCGTTCTTTGCTTTTGAAAACGAGATATAATCATCTTCAATCAATTTTACACCTATTTGTTTTTGCTGAGAAACCATGTTCTTAGATGTTTCTATGTCTTCTTTGAACAGCGCAACATCAAGTCCCAAGTTTCTCGCCAACGTTTCATTAATCACAAGCTTGCAGGAATTCTTCACGGCAACTATGGCATTGATGTTATCAGCAATATCCTGAAACGATCTATGAGGTTTTTCCTCAGCTTGACCCATTTCGATGTAGCGACTTGGCGTGAGAAAATATTCATTTTCTGCTATATCAGAATTTTTTTGAGTTGAAGAAAAACCTGCTTGGTTTTCAGGTGCATTGATAATTTTGTCTATGTTTTCTAAACTGAGAACATTGTATGCTTTTTCATAGGTGCGGTTAGTATGGCTTGACCCACCAAATTGTCCGTTTTGTGCTCTCTTTTCGACTATATGATTGTTTCTGCTATCAATGAATTTTATAACGCCTTTTTGCCTTTTTGTTTTATTTAAAACAACTATGCAGGTTCCGATTGACGTAGCCTCAAACATCTTATCCGGCAACGTTATTATCGTTTCGATAAGGTCATGATCGATAAGATATTTTCTTGTCTCTTTTTCTTGATTGTTGCTGAAAATCGATTGTGGCATTATCATGATTGCCTTGTCAGCGGAAGAAAGGGCGTCAAGTGCAAATGCCCAGTTGGCAGAGCTCGTCGGAGGTATTATGTCGAATTCCCCACTCCATGGAATTCGCATAGTGGGCTTCCACCTGAGGTTGTATGGGGGATTACAAACCGCAACATCAGCTTTTTTTATGATTGAATAGTCCACTTGTTGGCAGATACTATAGTCCTCGGTAGATTTAAGTTCATATCCTGGCGGATATATATTGCCGGTTAAGATATCGGCATTGCGAACGGTTGCATTGACATTCTTGAGACACAGGTTGAATAGCAGAATGGGTATCACTCTTTTGTCAAGTTCAATGGCATTAACATGCTCTAATGAATTATGCTCCGCCAGCCGACAACTTAACGCACCACTTCCAGCACAGCTATCATATACCGTTTCACAGTCGCCGGAAAGTGCGGATACTAGGCCACAGATAGACTGGGGGGTGTAATCTTGTTTCTTCTCAACTCTGTCCGCCTTATAATACTGCCACAGAGCCTGCAGCCAATCCTTGCTTGTATCTGTTATTTTCTCGTATTTTTTAAAGATATCTACATCATGAGATAGAACTGCCGTCAGAAGTGCGTTTTCAAGCTGTTCTACTTCAGTAATTTTTAAAATGCCAAAAAGCTTGTTTTTAAACTCGAGTAATTCCATTATATACGCCTCTCAACTTACCCCTCAAGGTCATCAGCCGCCTGCCTGAGCCACTTGCTTGTGACAGTAATAAACTTTTCCTTGGTTTGTGGGTCTTCAATATCATTGATTTTTTCAATGAATTCCGTAAGCCCTTTCTGAACGTTTTCAAAGATGATCTTCAGCGCAACCCTTGTGAATACTTTAAGAATGTATCCTTATTTCTGCCCGTGGTTATTTCAGACAAGATTTTCTGCGCTATAGCTATTGGATTTTCATCTGACATAGTTATTCCTCCTAAAATGTTACTGTCACATTCAGTACGGCCGCCGCTATCCAATAGACGGATTTCTTATAATCTTTCTGTATAGCGTATATGACCGCTGACCCTAGGTCCAGCAAAATCAACAACAGTGGAAAAATGTATTCAGGTTTTATTTTCATCATTGCTTATTCCTCCTCAAACTTTTGTGCTCTTGTTACGGGAACATTCCCTCCAAATGATATTTCTTGAAACATTGCCATGACTCTTTTTCTTGATAAACCTCATCATACCTTGCCTGAATGCCGTCAAGCGTCATAGCTATTTCTTGCTGATACTTCACTTCGGGATAGTACGTAACTTGCATGAATTTGAAAATCTCAGGATTAATATTCATTCCGCTCTGATATCGTGCCAAAAACGCTTCCATTTCATATTCCAAGATATAGAAAAGATATCTCGTTCCCATGCTCTTGTCTTTGGGTTGAAATACGCCGTACTTGGTTTCCAGCTCTGAGTTCTCGCAAAGATATCTTACTTTTCCGTCCGTAGCGGATAGCTGAATATAGACAGTGCCAGCTTCGTACACTTTGCCTTTTTTCACACGTTCAAATGTCACAATGTCAAGCAGTGGTTTGCGTTCCTTCTTGGCATGGGAAAGAATGTAGTCCGTGCGGTTTTCAAGATTTTTCATTTCAAGCCATGTTGCCATGGTTTCACCGACAATGTCTTGCTCAGTGAAGAATTTCAAAAAATCGTCCTTGACCTGATTATATTCATCATCACCGCAGAGGTCTTTCAGCGTTGCCATAAGGTCATTCGTTGCCTTACGCACTTCAAGTTCGCTTTGTATCAGCTCTTTGCAGAGGTCTTTCAAAGACGGAAGTTCTTCCTTTTCAAACGTGTCAACATAGCGTGGAATGTTCAAATTGTAGTCATTCTTAGCAATTTCCTCATAGCTTGCCACGTTTGAGAATTTTTCAACAACACTGCGGCTGTGATATGTATCGGCTATTTTCTGAATGTGCTCGCCCGTCATGACGTTCTGCTTGCCGTGCTTTTCAAAAAGCTTTTCGGCACTGATAAACAAAATGTCTCTCGTTTGCTTGTTCTTGCTGAAGACGATAACATTGACAGGTATGCAGGTATTCAAAAACAAATTTTCAGGCAATGAGATAACTGCGTCTATCAAATTATTTTCTATGAGTTGCTTGCGGATCCTGCCCTCTGCATTACCTCTAAAGAGAACGCCTGTAGGCAAGATATAGAATGCCTTGCCCACGTCCGACAGCCTCGACAAGCCGTCAAGTACAAACGCATAGTCACTAGCCTTAGCAGGTGCAAGGTCATAGCCCTCAAAGCGTGGGTCTGACTTCGGCTCCCATTTCAGTGAATAAGGTGGGTTTGATATAACAACGTCCGTTGCATTTTCCTCACATGTGTCAGCAACTTCTATGTTGCTAAACTCGTCCGATTTACTCAGCTTATAGACTTTCTGCACTTCGTTGAGCAGGACGTTTTTTTGCAGAACCACAGCATTCTTATTTCTCAGCGTAAGATTGAGAAGTAGCACAGGGATACTCATCTGCGACAATTCTTCGCATTGGAAGAAATTATCTCTATCCATCCCGACTGACAACGCCCCAGTTCCTGCACATATATCGATTATCTTTTCTGACTTTGGTGCAAGTTTTGAAATCAACTTGCACAGACAATCGGGTGTATAATCCTGTTTTAGATTACTGCGGTTTGCGTTGTTCTCTTGAAAATAGTCACGCAGGCAATCGTTATTGCCGTTAAAATCTTGCTTGACCAATTCCTTACACAGCTTGTCCTTTTCAGCTTTGTCAAGAAGCTTAGCGAGAAGTGCCTGCGGAAGTTCAAAGCTTTCTTTTATGCCGAATAGATTGTTGATTATTTCTGTTGTCATCTATGTCCTACTTTCAAAACATTAACCCTCAAGGTCATCAGCCGCCTGCCTGAGCCACTTGCTTGTGACAGTAATGAACTTTTCCTTGGTCTGTGGGTCTTCAATATCATTGATTTTTTCAATGAATTCCGTAAGCCCTTTCTGAACGTTTTCAAAGATGATCTTCAGTGCAACCCTTGCTTCGTCTGCATTGCCTGACTTCAATTTCTTTTCCAGCTCTGCCTTGGCGTGGTCCGCTTCTTCTGCCTCAGCCTTAGCCTTACTGAGGGCGGTCTCATACTTAGCTACGGCTTCCTTAACTGCATTGTCACGCTCTGTCTGTGCTTTCTTAAGGGCATTATTTTTTTCAGCTTCTGCCGCCTTCACGGCTTCACGGCTTGACTTCTTCAGCGAATTCAGCTCTTTCATATGTTCGGCATGAAGTTCCTGACGGATAGACAGCCTTATCTTGTCAATCTCTTCTTCGTCGAGGTCTCTCTTAACTACCTCGATAGGCTTGTCCTCGGCCTGCTTAAGCTTTTCTCTCAGTTCTTCAAGCTCAGCTCTGAGGGATTCGGCGCTTTCTGTCTGCTCCTTCTTCTCCTCCTCAAGGAATGTCAGTTGTTCGCCTAATGCCTGCTTTTCTTTGATAAGCTTCTTGACTTCTTCAACTGTCATTCCGCCAAGGTCATGTGTGTCAGCGAATTCTTCACGTTCGTACTCCGGAAGCTTGGAGAGAAGCTCCAGCTTTGTCACGCCTATACTTGCGTGTTCTTCAAGGAACTTGGTGCTATTGTCCTCATAGAGTTTGATATAGGTATACGCCTGACGTTCTTTGAACGTGTAATCTCCATTGCTTTCAAGATAGTTTTTGAAAGACTCATAGCCAAGTGCTGTGTAGAGCTTATAATCTCTGATATTCTTCAGTGACCTGCCCATTTCTACGATAGCCGTTGCGGCTGTTCGGTAGCACTCGCATATGTGCTGATGTTCTGCCATAGCCGTTTTCATAGATACTGTAATTTCTGTGTTTTCCATTGCGTTTCCTCCTACTAGCTTGCTTTTCTCCTTTTATTCTGCTTCTTCTGACTATTCAGCCACTCTTGGAAGTTGACTTCAAACGCCTTGATTATTTCAGGCTTTTCAAGCTTCTTGCCCGTTAAGGGGTCTTTTGCTTGTTCATTCTTAAATCCGTGGCATTGCACGATATGGTCAGCATTGTTTATTTCAATCGTAAACCATGACTTATCAAGGTCAGACGGCTTTCTGATGAATAGAATTGTCGTAACCCCACTGCAATGCCTTGAAGCATAACCGCCGACGCATATTCGCAAGTCCTTTCCCTCTTTGATAATGCTTTCGGCATTCTCTGGTACAACCAACTGAATACCAGGATAGCTATAGCCTTTATACTTCTTGCAAAGCTTCTTGTATCTGGGCTTATAGGCTTCCTCAAGCTCGGCGGCTTCTTTTCTCTTGCGTTCTTCTTCCATGAAATTGAAGTTCTCAACTGCGTTATCATGCGCTTCGTTCAGGTCTCTCGGAAAGGCTATGTTTTTTAATGAAAAATCATATCCGATTTTCAGCCCTATGTTAGCATAATCATCATACAGCTTGACAAGGCGCCTTATCTCTGAGTGATCGTCCTCACAACGCTCTTCTTCAGGAGAGTGCTTCATGACTTTTCTCAGGTATTCTAATGCCTGCTCAGGGTCAACGCCCGCTTTTTCAATGCTGGTACAGTAATCAATGATATAGCTGTACATTCGGCAGTAGAAAATGTCTTTCTTCTTACCTTTGCGCTTGAAGTCCTGATATACCTCTATAACACTTGCCGGCGTGTGATTTTCAAGAAATGCTTTCACTTCATTCAGCGTTAGATGCTTGAAGAACTTTTTCGGCGACTTTGCCGACCAGTCAAGAATCTTATAGTTTTTTTTATTTCTCCACAAAAGGTCCTGAACGAACATTGCACAGTCCATCTTTGTGGCCATTTCAAGTATGGGATACATAGCATACGCTGTGTAGTAGCGTTCCTGATCGAACTGGGTGATGTAGCCATTTTTCACAAAATCTATCCCTGAATACTTTAAAAACGTGTTACGAAGTGTCTCTTTGTAAAGATATCTTTTTGGACGACTTGCAAAGCCGTCGTTAAAGGCTCCGCAAATTTTTTTCTTTATTGGGCGGAAAAATGCTGTAAAGCCGTGTCGTGTGTACGCATAGCCGACATCGTACACCTCTGCTCGTCCTTTTCGTAAAACGTACATCTTCTTGATGTCAACAACAATGTTCGGCTCTCTATCGTAGTCATCTGTAGAATAAAGGTTATAATTCTTCTCGACTACTGCTGCAAATATGTAGACCAAATCATCGACAACTTTATACACACAAAGGTCTATGGCCTCGGCAAGCCCCACTTGCTTGTATCCAGCAGACTTATACTCAGCATTGACCTTGCAGTACGGACATACACCTCTGTATCCGTGTCTGACTTCGTCCTGCACATGATAGATGTCATCAACATCATTCAGATTGACTTTGTATTCTTTGTTGCAGTTTGTGCAGAAACAAGTGTATCTTCCTGCACTTGTGCGTTTGTAAAATATGTAAGGCGTGAAACAACCATTAATTTTCTTACAATCATTGGCATTGAGCTGTGGGAAACTCTCAATGTCAGCACGCTGGTCGGGCGTGAGGTGGTCTGTATATACGGGGAATATATCCAGCTCTTGCTTGTGCTCATCAGTTTTCCACATTATCGACTCACCTCAGATCAGAATAAGTCATCAAAGGAAACTGTGATCGACTTGCGCTTCTGCTCAGGCACTTCCTTGTTGACACTACCGCAGAGGTCTATATCCATGTGATAGCGTATCTTACAGCCAGGGAAGAAGAAACCTGCGGCGGTCTCATAAGTCTTGAAGTCTGATAGTGCAAAGTTGCTATCCTTAATTGCTTTGTAAACTGCTTCAAAACACTTCTGAAGTGTGCCGCCCTGAGCGACCGCCTGTGCGAACTCCTCGTCTTGCTTGACAAAACTTTCAAGAGCGTCTATGACAGGCTGAATAATAGTACTCAGCACTGTGTTCGCCGATGCTCCACCGCTAAGCTTAACGCTCTCTCGTTCGTTTGTGAGTTTCTTCAACGCCTGCTCTCTGTAGCTAGTCATATCTCTTTACCTCCTCTATTCCGAATGCAACATATCCATTCTTCAACCCCCAACCACTTAGGACATATGTTATCCTATATCTGCGGTTTGATATCACATGAATAGCAGGATGTCCGTTATTTACTGGAAGGAATTCAATCGTGTCTCCAGGCTGAAAGCCTCTGTCATTTTTACGAATTTCAAAACACTTTTTACCTGTGACAACTGCTTCACAGAAGCATTCTTCCAGCTTCAAGGTATGCGTTGTTGGTTTTTCCAAGAATTCTATCTGTTCTTCTGGGATAAGATTGCTGTTTGAATTAAGCGGCTGGTAATCTTTTGGAAAATAGAAATCTGCGAATTCTTCTATTCTATATCCCGTGTCCTTCCAGAAGCCAAGTCTTTGATAATGCAGTCCCTTTTTTACAAGCCCACTATTGTCATATATTATGCACATATCATATGCGCAGTCTGGCCAAAGATTGGGCATATCAGCTTCTTTGCCAGTGCACCATGCAAACCCCTGCGCCTTGCATTCTTTCATAAAGTTATCGTATTCTTCCTGAGTCTTGACGTGAACAGCTATGCTCTCATACTTAAATTTTCTCCAATCAAATATTGGTTTCTGATTATTTGAATTCATCTGCATTATAATCCTCCGTTCTGTCTTTGAAAAACTTGCAGCGTGTGCAGGTTTCTTGTGTTGGCTTCTCGATTAATGCCATGCACTCTTGCCTTATGCTGTTGTTGAAAACACATGGGCCTACGTTATGCCTTGGCGGGGGCGATTTGTAATTCAGTCGCTTTCTGGCGCCTGCAAGTTCAGCATTATAGCATAGCAGGTCAACGTCTGTTATAATCGGCATTTCTTACACCTCCTCTGTCACTATGATAGACCCATTGTCGATAAGAGATTGAACACGCTTCTCAAAATCAAAACGCTGCTTGTCCGTAAGCCCTATGGTCTTCGGTATGCCACGGCTCTTAAGATACATGGTATACATACTATGTATCACGACGTTGGAAAGGTTGAAACGATACTTGACGTTCGGAAACTGCTTGGACTCTTTTCGATAAATAGTATTATCGACGTATACGGTCTTACTCATTGTTGTCACCTAGGCGGCAGTTGCTTTCAGCGTTGTTGAGGTGATAGAACTTGCAGTCTGTACACTCCATGCAGACATTACAGCCCGTGACTACGTTCAGCTCGTTTTCAGCAAGATACTTCTTGACGTTTCCTCTGAGGTATTCGCCTATAGCTGACGCATATCTGCTGACAGCTATAAGAGGATTACGGCGCTGATTAGAGCTGAGTGACGTTTCCAACGGCTTTCCGTCCACAGTGATGACATATTCACCACCTGTGCGGTTAAGTCTGACTGCGTTGTTGAAATCATACATTAGTAAATCATCTCCCATACCTGCCCAAGACCGAGCATTACTACTATTATCATGAAAGCAAAGAAGATAGTCAGCAAGGCCATTGCGAAGCACTCTCTGCGATCTTCACGCTTTCGACGGGTAACGAGCTTGTTATGCTTGTCTCTCTGCTCTCTCATCGCCAGGTAGTCAACCGCCTTGACATCTTCATTGATTGCAAGGGCTACGTCTTTTTTTGCCATAATTTTTCCTCCATTTTCTCAGGTTCCTTTTGATTTGCTGATAATAACCGTTATAATCTGATATTATCATCTTCACGCTGGTATTGTCCGCCATGTCAACGATGACGAATTCGCCGGCACATATAGAATAGCCGTGGCGTATCTCTCGGACATAGCTTTCAATCCCCATATCCGTTGCTATTCTGATGACGGCTTGCGATATCAGTGAACTGCGGGTATCATTCTTTGCGTACATCTCCGTCACCCTCCAACTCTTTGATACGCTCCTCGATATCAGCCACCAAATGCTTCTCTATGGTCTGCGCCACGTAGTAGCTCAGGAGGTCTTCTTTGCTCAAATCTCCATGCCATAGCTTGTCACCGACAAGCTGAGCCTTATTAATGGCTCTTTCTATCTCAGCGTTTGTTCTTTCGCCGATAATGGCGTCTATCTTCATGATGTGCAGCACTTCTTATTCCTCTCTTCCTGCTTGAAATGGCGGTAAAGAATGCTTGCGATAACGTCAGCCGGTATCTTCTTGACCTTGCGGCGGGTTTCTATGATCTTGCCGTCCTCTATGCGATATGTAACGCTTACGGGAATATCAATCGTTTCTTTCACTTTACTGCCCCTCTTTTTTTACATTCTCAGCTGACCAGCGCCGGAACGCTTCCAAACCTGCTAAGGCTTCTTTCTGCTCCTGCAGGGTAGTTCTGACCTTGTTATCGACTCTGAACTTGCGGATATCGACCTGACCAACGGTGCATTCTTCGATATAGTCATCTATGCCCAGCGCCTTGACCTGCTCCCTTGGATTGTCAATGAACGTTTCCAACATGGCGTTCTGAATGGCTTTCATACGCTTGCCACCCACGCCATACTCTGTGGCGGTCTGCACCAGCGCCAGCTTGATGTTGTCCGCAAGAATAGCCCTGTTCTGAAGATTAAACTCTTTGCAATTCCGTTCAACGAACGTTACTACCATGTTCAGATCTATGCCGCTATTCTCGCACGCCCGCTGCATTTTATAGGCATATACACCGTCCTTGTCCCACTCGTTGGCAATTTTGCAGTTGTCTGCAAAATCATCTATCCATTGGCGACATTTCTTAGGATAGAACGTCTTAGGATACTCCTTATTCAGCACTATCAGCAGGGAGCAGAGCATTTCATAGTTCTTGACTATGACCTCAAATGCAAGGCGGTTCTTATGATAGTCTTTTATCTTATGGTTTGTCATTGGTATCACTCCTATGATATCTGCTTTTCAATAAACTCTGCGATAGTACGTTTCAGTGCCGCTGATTTTATGCGTGCAATTGCTTCCCAGTTCTCTGGGGTCTGACCGGTAAGCTTATTTCCTGAGACTTCTTTTTTTAAAGAGCAGAACGCTCTTGCAATCTCAGGAAGAACACTGTCATATACTATCTCATTGAAATCATGGTCTGTTGATTTTGACATTGGTATCACCTCTTTTTTATCGTTTTGTTGAAACCTTTTAGGCGCTTAAAAAGAGCTCGTTGTATTCGACGTCAAGCCCACGCTTGATTTTTATTATATCGGTATCTCTTATAGTAAGATAGCCGTTAAGCATATTACTGAATGTTTTAGCCGAATACCCGCAAAGTGCGGCTGCGTCTTTCTGTTTGATGTTTCGCTCATTTATAATGCGCTTTACATTCTTTCCGATGATAGTTAACATATGAGTTCCTCCTTTCAAGTCCATTATAACTGGTCTTTAGCTATATTATAATCCATTTAAACTGTATTGTCAAGCTGTTTTATCCATTTTAAATGGATAAAAGTGTAGAATTTAATCTAGCTATTTTGGACGTTTTCAACAAATTTCCTCGATTTATCAATTTTTCTCTATAAAAGTCTTGAAATACTGGATTTAATATGATATAATAAAATTGTTGAAAGGAGGCGATATGTTGATAGGCGAACGTATACGGGAGCGCCGCAAAGAGTTAGGAATAACGCAAGACGAGCTCGCTAATAGAGTAGGTGTTAAAAAGACCTCAATCAGTAATTACGAGGTTAACACAAATTCTCCACCTGAGAAAGTCATAATTAAGCTGATGGAGGCTTTAGACTGTGACGCAAACTACTTATTCGGAGGCTGTGACGAGCAAATTATAGTTACGCCGCACGAGCAAAAGCTAATCAAAGCATATCGGCAAATGCCAGAAATGCAACCAGCGATTGACAAGCTGCTTGACATTGCAAACGATAAATCTATTACGGTATATCGAGCTGCCGAAAGCTCTGACGGGCACGAGGACGAAATCTTAAATATTTCGGCTGAACGTCTGCAAAAGTTGAAAGACGCACCCGAGAGCGACGACGATTTGTAATTACATAAACAAATACCTCGTAGGGCATAATACCTTACGAGGTGATGTCGTTTGCTTTACGGTATTTATAAAGATACCCGCAACGCTGCGTGGCGTTGTCTAATTGATTACAACGTGTCAGAATTACCCGTTAAACCGTCGCTAATCGCTCGGGCGGCAGGGATAAAGGTAATAAAAAATAGCGATGTTCACGAGCTTGCCCCACACGAAAGCGGTGCAAGCGTGCTTGACGGCAAGCAATGGTATATAATATATGATGATGAAAATACTCGTCAGCGTTGCAGATTTACCGTTGCGCACGAGCTCGGACATATTTTTTTAGGGCACGAGCTCCGCAAGGGGTATCACGCAAGAACATTTGACACCACACGCCCCACGATTGAGCAGCAGGCGGACGCATTCGCCGCTCGGTTGTTAGCTCCTGCTTGCGTGCTGTGGGCGCTGAATGTCCGCACTATGACGGAGATAGCGGAATTATGCGACATATCAAACACCGCTGCTCAAATAAGAGCCGAGCGAATGGAAATCCTATACTCTCGGAATAAGTTTCTTACAAGCCCGCTTGAAAAGGCGGTTTATGATAACTTCAAAGAGTATATACAAAAACAAACAGCGAAATAATTCGCTGTACATAAGGAGGACAAAATGAAGAAAATTGTTATTTTAGTCGCACTGATATCCGCTTCATTAATGATGTCTGGCTGCTATAAGACCACAGTTGAGCCACCAGCGGCATCTACAACAGCTTCCACTACCACGGAAACCACAACAGTAAGTGAAAAGGATACCGTAACAAGTCCGAAGGCGACTACAACAAGAAAAACAACGACCACAAAGAAAACAACCACAACAACTACTACCACTACCACCACAACAACGACTACTACAACTACTACCACAGAGCCTACCACCACAGCAGAACGAATATCAGCTGATTATCGTAATGCGTTAAGAAAGGCACAAACTTATAGCGATAGCATGCATATGTCACGTGCTCGGCTATATGACCAGCTGACATCTGAATATGGTGAGGGCTTCTCTGATGATGCTGCCAATTATGCGTTAGAGAACTTAAACGCAGATTATAATTATAACGCCTTACAAAAAGCACAATCATATGTGGATACTCAGTACCTATCGAGATCAAGACTATATGACCAGTTGATTTCGGATAGTGGTGAGCAATTCACTGAAAGTGAAGCTCAATATGCTGTTGACAATGTTAATGCAGATTACTATGCGAATGCTCTGCAAAAAGCACATAGCTATCAAGATAATATGTCTATGTCAACAGACCGCATATATGAGCAGTTGACATCTGAATATGGCGAAGGCTTTACACCAGAAGAAGCTCAGTACGCTATCGATAATCTATAAGAATAATGGTCGAACCTTTAAGAACTATAGAGCCTTAGAAAGGTGTGTATCGATATGAATAAATGTAATATATGCCATTGTAATCTTGGCTTATTTTCAAAAAACAAACGAATTAGAGATGGTTATATATGTGATGATTGCTTGAAACGTTCAGGCATCAACAAGCCTAAGATAGAAATAACCATAAAGGACGTGCGTAACGCTCTTTATGGAGATCTTCCAGAGCCACAGAGAAAAGCTGTGCCGAAAGCTTCTTCACATAATGACAAGGATAATGTGATTGATAAGTATTTTAGAATAAATAAGGCAGCACACCGATTTTCTTTTGGCAGTGGTGCTGATTATAAGTATAACCAGCTTGTGAGCTATGAGCTTCTTGAAGACGATGAAACTGTAACAATGGGCGGAAACGGTGTCAAGCGTGCGGTTGTCGGCGGTATACTTGCAGGAACTGCGGGTGCTATAGTCGGTGCAAGCACTGCTAAGAACAGCTCTAAGCAGCTTGCAAATATGCTGAAAATTAAAGTGGTTATAGATCCTGACGCTCAAGTAAGATATGTTCATTTCGACGTAAAAGGACTTGCCAAGGACACGGCGGCGTATCGTGCTGCATATAAAAACGCCCAGCAGGTCATGGCCATGCTGGGCGAAATTGAACAGTATAATAGACAACAGAATGCAAAGCCTGCTGATGAAAAAGTTATATCTATCCCTGAGCAGATAAAGGAATACAAAAGCCTGCTCGATTGCGGAGCTATAACGCAGGAAGAGTACGATATTAAGAAAAAAGAGTTATTGAAGTCTTAAGGAGAACACTATGAGCAATGCAGTTATATATGCAAGATACTCGTCGGACAAGCAGTCTGAGGATAGCATTGAAGCCCAGCTCAGGGCGTGCAGACAGTACGCCGCCACTAAGGGATATAATATCGTAGCCGTATATGCAGACGAGGCTATCAGCGGCAAGGGGTCAATGACGGCAAGCCGTGCGCAGTATCAAAAAATGTTGAGAGATTGCAATAAGGGTACTTTCGATACTATTCTTATTCACAAATACGATCGTGTGGCTAGATCACTGGGCGAACACGTTAATCTTGACGCTCGCCTGCAGAAAATGGGCATTACACTGATAGCCGTTGGTCAGGACTTCGGCTTCGGCCCGGAGAGCAAGATAATGCGTGCGCTGATGTGGTCTATGTCAGAATACTATATAGATAACCTTGCAAATGAAACGAAAAAGGGAGAACGTGAAATAGCCCTGAAAGGTCTTCACAATGGCGGATATCCGCCGTTCGGATATGACATTGTTAATCAGAAGTACGTCATAAACCCCTATGAGGCGGAATATGTCCGCAAGATCTTTGCGGCGGTGAAAAATCACGAGGGAACTAAGGACATTATCGCAGAAATGGCGGCAGTGGGCATTGTGGGCAAGCGTGGAAAGCCCCTAAAATATTCTGCAGTATATGAGATACTGCGGAATGAAAAATACACAGGAACATATATATACTGTGTTGACGAGGAGAAGGATAGATCCAAGCGCAGGTCTAAACCTAATGCTATAAGAATAGAAAATGCCTTGCCGATGATAATCGACAAGGCAACATTTGACGAGGTGCAGAAGATTATGGATAGCAGAAAACAGAGTGGACCAAAGACATCATATCTATGCAGTGGGTTAGTCTACTGCTCATGCGGTGCGAAAATGCACGCACACATATCAACGAAGAAAGGACACGTATATCACTACTATCGTTGTTCAAAGAAGTGCGGTGCACCTATGATATCTATGGATATCGTTGATGACGCCGCTAAGACATATCTTCGCACCCTGCTCAACGAAGAAAATCAAAAGGCTATTGCTACTGCTATGCGAAAGTACAAGTGCGGAGAGCCTGAGAGAGCCGCTGATTTCAAGAAGATAGTTGCATCTAAGATATCGGAGAAGCAGAAGCAGTATGACACCTTGATGACCAACATGTCAAGTGGTGTCCTCCCAGCTGACGTTATCGAGGATATCGGTGCGAAGATGAACCAGCTCCGTTCTGAGATAGAGGCATTGAAGAAGACGGAAATGCCAAAGGACTACACTACGGATCAGATTTCTCTTTGGCTCAAGGCTTTGCATGACAGCCCAGATGATAAAGCTATACGCCTGCTCATTTCTCGTATAGATATAAAAAACACGACCGAAATTAACATACAAAGTACATTAACTTCGGTCGTGGGAACTATTGGTTGCGGGAGCTGGATTTGAACCAACGACCTTCGGGTTATGAGCCCGACGAGCTACCGAACTGCTCCATCCCGCGATATTTTACTGTTTTTTTACTGCTCTCTCCTGAGTGCTTATTTATTATATCACAAATGAATGTGAATGTCAATACCTTTTTTGCAATTTTTTTATTTTGACTGAAAACTCTTGACTATTGTATCCAAATCGGGTATAATATATACGATATCGGGGTGTGGCGCAGATTGGTAGCGCGCTACCTTGGGGTGGTAGAGGTCGCCTGTTCAAATCAGGTCACTCCGACCAATATGTAAAAAACGGCTTTCCGCTATTGTGGAGAGCCGTTTTTTAGTTGTCAAAATATTCTAACACAAAAAAGCTCCGAAATGATCGGAGCTTTTGGTTTTATATTACATCTTCGCAAGCTTTGCAAATTCTGCTTTCAGTGCAGGATAGATCTCTGTGTAAAGCTTGTAGTATTTCTCATACTCAGGTACTCGCTCTGCTTCAGGCTGCTGTACCTTGTCGGTCTTTACTACTGACTTACAAGCTTCCGGTACTGATGAGTAAATGCCTGCGCCTGTTGCTGCAAGAAGTGCTACGCCAAGGGCTGGACCTTCTTTCGATGAAGCTGTTTTTACAGGGCAGTTGTAAAGATCTGCGAGCATTGATCTCCACAGCGGTGAGCTTCCGCCGCCTCCGCATGCCATCATGTCGGATACGTTGATATCCATTTCTCTGAATACCTCAATGCAATCTCTCAGGGAGTATGATACGCCCTCCATTACTGCTCTCAGCATATCACGCTTTGTGTGCATTGCGGAAAGTCCGAAGAATACTCCTCTTGCGTCAGGGTCAAGATGCGGTGTTCTTTCGCCCATGAGATATGGCAGATAGAGAAGTCTGTTTGCACCAACAGGCACTTTCTCTGCTTCCTTATCCATGAGATAATATTCGTCAACGCCCATGCACTTTGCTGCTTCTTTCTCTGCATTGCAGAAATTATCCCTGAACCATTTCAGCGAAAGTCCTGCGCCTTGTGTAACACCCATAACGTGCCATGCGTTTGGTACTGCTGCACAGCAGGTGTGAACTCTGCCCTTAGGGTCGATAGAGATAGAAGAAGTGTGTGCAAATACGACGCCTGATGTTCCGATAGTTGTGAACGCCTTGCCGTCCTCTGCAACGCCTGTTCCGATAGCCGCAGCCGCATTGTCGCCTGCTCCGCCTACTACTATAGTACCCTCTTTAAGTCCTGTAAGCTCAGCCATTTTCTTTGTGACCTTGCCTGTTACCTCGCATGACTCGTACACCTTGCCCAGCATTGACATATCAATGCCAAGCGTATCGCAGACTTCCTTTGACCAGCAGCGGTTTGGCACGTCAAGAAGCTGCATACCGCTGGCGTCGGAAACCTCTGTTGCATATTCGCCAGTGAGGATAAATCTCAGATAGTCCTTTGGAAGAAGAATGTGTCTGCACTTTTCATATATATCAGGCTCGTTGTTCTTTACCCAAAGGATTTTCGCAGCCGTCCAGCCTGTGAGGGCAGGGTTTGCTGTTATCTTGATGAGCTTTTCTCTGCCTAGCTTCTCGTTCATTTCTTCAACTTCTGCGGCAGTTCTCTGATCGCACCATATTATGGACTTTCTAAGCACGTTGTTGTCCTTGTCGAGCATAACAAGTCCGTGCATCTGACCAGAGATACCAACACCAGCAACGTCCTCTTTATTTACGCCGCTTTTGGTCATAACAGCCTTGATAGTGTTTATCATTGCGTTTGCCCAGTCAGCAGGGTCTTGCTCTGCATAGCCGTTTTTAGGCTGATACATTGGATATTCAATAGTTACAGAAGAGATAACAGTACCCTTTTCGTCAAAAAGCACCGTCTTAGTGCCGCTTGTGCCGCAGTCTACGCCGATTACATAAGCCATATTTTTTTTACTCCTTTATAATGTGTATAGTATCATTTGTGTTCATTAAAACGATTACATTAATTATACAATATTTTTCTCTGAAATGCAATACCCATAAAACGTTTTCGCAAAATTTATCTGCACATAAAAAAGGACGGTGGGGCTACCGTCCTATAAGTTTGTTGAAAGACCTGGCGAACTTGTTGGCGGAACATCGTGTCTGCGTTATTGGCAGGGTACGGTCTTATACCGCCATTTTAAGTCTAGTCTGCTTTCTCAAGCACAAAGAATGTGCTGCTGTTTTCGCTTTTCATTTCCTTTATAGCCCAGCCTGCCGCGATCAGACTGTTGAGCTTTTCAACTCGCTGAAATCTGTCCATATCCGGGGCTTTTCCATCATGGGCTTTGTCCTCATTTCTTGAAACATAAAATATCTTTTGCATATATATCCTCTTTCCCTGAGAGTGACAATTGTTCCCCGATTTTTTTACAACTGTCGCATTCTATTGATTACATTATACTACACAAATATGGAGATTTCAAGGAATACCAAAAATTTTAACCTCTTTTTAACGCTTTAGTATTATTCTGATTTTTCATGCTTTTCAGTGCTTATTATATATAACGGCATAGGTAAGGTGAAAAAATGCACGTTTTCAGGGCTGCTTTATGTGCTGATATGTACAAAAACTTATGATGAGTGAGTATTTTTATATGACAGCCCTTGACTTTTTTTTATAAAAGGCATATAATAATATTATTAATTTATATATTTATAGTCTTTATAAATAATGAAACTAAGAAACTAATTTATATGGAGGGTTTAACAATGGGTAGAGTATATAACTTCAGCGCAGGTCCTGCTGTACTCCCTGAGGAAGTGCTTAAGGAAGCTGCCGATGAAATGCTCGATTATAAGGGCACAGGTATGAGCGTAATGGAGATGAGCCACCGTTCCAAGGCGTTCGATGACATCATCAAGGAAGCTGAAAAGGACATCAGAGAGCTTATGGGTATCCCTGATAACTATAAGGTGCTGTTCCTTCAGGGCGGTGCTTCTCAGCAGTTCTCAGCCGTTCCTATGAACCTTATGAAGAACAAGAAAGCGGCTTACATAATCACTGGTCAGTGGGCTAAGAAGGCTTATCAGGAGGCTCAGAAATACGGCGAGGCTGTTGCTGTGGCTTCTTCTGCTGACAAGACTTTCTCTTATATCCCTGATTGTTCAGATCTGGATATCCCAGAGGACGCTGACTATGTTTATATCTGCGAAAACAATACTATCTATGGTACAAAGTACAAGACTCTGCCTAACACAAAGGGTCACACACTTGTTGCAGACGTTTCTTCCTGCTTCCTGTCTGAGCCTGTTGACGTAACAAAGTACGGCGTTATTTACGGCGGCGTTCAGAAGAACGTTGGTCCTGCCGGCGTTGTTATCGCTATCATCAGAGAAGATCTTATCACTGACGATGTTCTCGAGGGAACACCTACAATGCTCAAGTGGAAAACTCAGGCTGACGCTGACTCTCTTTACAATACACCTCCTTGCTATGGCATCTACATCTGCGGCAAGGTATTCAAGTGGATAAAGAAAATGGGCGGCCTTGAGGCTATGAAGGCTCACAACGAGAAAAAGGCTAAGATACTCTATGATTATCTTGACCAGAGCAAGCTCTTCAAGGGCACTGTTGTTCCTGAGGACAGATCTCTTATGAACGTTCCATTCGTAACAGGCGACGCTGAGCTTGACAAGAAGTTCGTTGCTGAGGCTACAGCAGCAGGCTTTGTAAACCTCAAGGGTCACAGAACTGTTGGCGGTATGAGAGCTTCTATCTACAACGCAATGCCTATCGAGGGCGTTGAAAAGCTTGTAGAGTTCATGAAGAAGTTCGAGGCTGAGAACGCATAATCAGATTTGATCGAGGTGAAATTTCAATGCTTCATCGATTGCTTCATATGATAAGCACTGCTGATTTGATCAAAAACAATCCGGACGATTGGCGTGATAAGCTTAATGAAAGAAGTAAGTCAAAAGGCAAAGTTGTTCTCGTTCTTTTCGCTGTAATACTTGTTCTTTGCCTGTTTGTAAGAATTATCACTTAAATAGATGAAAGAGGTTAGTTTAATGTACAACATATTGACTTTGAATAAGATCGCCGCTTGCGGTACAGATATTTTCGACAAGGCTAAGTACACAGTAAGCGACAATGCTGAAAATCCTACCGCTATAATGGTACGTTCAGCAAAGATGCACGATATGGAAATGCCTGAGAGCCTGCTTGCTATTGCAAGAGCAGGTGCTGGCGTAAACAATATTCCAGTTGAGAAGTGCGCAGAGCAGGGAATCGTTGTATTCAACACACCTGGCGCAAACTCAAACGCTGTTAAGGAGCTTGCTATTTGTGCGCTTCTTCTTGCTTCAAGAAAGATAACTGAGGCTGCTGCATGGGCTGCATCACTCAAGGGCACTCCTGACGCTCCTAAGACAGTTGAGGGCGGCAAGTCTAAGTTTGCAGGTCCTGAGATATTGGGCAAGACACTTGGTGTTATAGGTCTTGGTGCTATCGGCGGAAAGATCGCAAACGCAGCCGTTGCACTTGGCATGGACGTTATCGGCTATGACCCATTCCTTTCTGTAAACGCAGCTATCCAGCTTGAGCCTGCTGTAAAGGTAACTGCTGATATCAATGATATTTACAAGAACAGTGACTATATCACTATCCACGTTCCTTATACACCTGACACAAAGAACACTATCGACGAAGCTCAGATAGCAATGATGAAGGACGGCGTTCGTCTTATCAACCTTGCAAGAGGCGAGCTTATCAACAGTGCGGCTGTTGTAAAGGCTATCAAGGACGGCAAGGTTGCAAAGTATGTAACAGACTTTGCAGATGATGTTGTTCTTGGCGAGGAGAATGTTATCGTTCTTCCACACCTTGGCGCTTCCACACCTGAGTCTGAGGACAACTGCGCAACAATGGCGGCTCACGAGCTTATCGACTATATTGAGAAGGGAACTATCAAGAATTCTGTAAACTTCCCTAATGCAGAGCTTGCTAAAACAGGCGACCACCTTGTTTGCGTGCTTCACAAGAACGTTCCTGCTCTTATCGCACAGATCACATCTGTTGTATCTGACAAGGGCGCAAATATCGAGAACCTTGTAAACAAGTCTAAGAAAGACTGGGCTTACACAATGCTCGATGTTACAGGCGACGTTGACGCTGACGCTTTCAAGGCTATAGAGGGCGTTGTTGGCGTAAGAGTTCTCTAATTGTTGATAAAAGAAATTTTATATGCAGCAATGAGGCTGCCCACGGACGAATTGCGTCTTGGGCAGCCTTTTTTGATACAAAAAAGCTATAATTTAAGTGAAAAATGGAGGAATTTAAAATGGACAAACTTATAACAGCAATTTTATTTATCGGAATACCAATGGCACTGACTCAGCTTATTTACAGGATAATTGACCGCAAGGGTAACAAGACCGCAAAGCTTGCGGAGCGTTTTCCTGTGCTTGTGAAGAGAAAGTTTCTTGTGCAGATAGGCGGAGCAATGGCGTTCGTTATCGTGTTCGGGCTTATCTCGCTTCTGCTTGACCTGCCTATCAAGGTGTTTTTCATTGTGTGCGGAGTTGTAGTGGGCGTGATAAACGGCATGGCGGTCACGCTTATGTACAGAGATTGATCAGTTGCAACGTGGCAACTGGGGCAAAAGAAAAGCTGTCAGCATTTTTTGCCGACAGCTTTTTATGTATGTGTTATTTTGGGGTAGTGGCGAACAGTGTTCGCCCACATTATGTTGTGATTTTGTATGCTTATTTCTTTCTGAATACCACAAGCTTGCTGATGACATAGTTAAGTATCAGCACAACAACGTTTGCCACTATCTTTGTTACCCAATAGTTGAAGCTGAGAAGTGAGTAGCCGAGCCACATCATGAACATTTCTACGAGAAGAGTGAATATCCTTCCACCGTAAAATGAAGCCGCTTCGGAGATTATCGCCTTTTTGCCCTCTGCCTCAGACTCGAAAACCCATATCCTGTTGGTTATGTATGCGAATGTTACTGCACATATCCATGATATGACGGTGCTTGTGGTGGAAACACCGCCCTTGCCTATGCCTGCCTGCTCCAAAAGCACTTTTGAGATGCCTGCGGTCACAAAGCTGACCGCGGTGGTGAGTACGCCGAAAAACAGATACAAAAGCATTTCTTTGTTTTTGACGTAAAAGGGTCTGAACCAGCCGAATATCTTCCAGTCCATTATTTTGTCGAAAATGTCCTTATCTTTCTTTGCCATTTCTGTTATCTCCTTTTGTGCATATGAATATTATGAACACAAAGAATATTATAACTCTTTTACATCGTTTTTTCAACAATACTGTTGCAATTGGTTAAAAAATATGTTATGATAACTATATGTAGTCAGTTTTCATGACTGCCTTTAGTGCTATTTTTATAACTAGGGCAGCAAATTTATATTCTGACCTGAAAGGATAATTTTATTTTATGAAAGTTGTTATCATCGCTGTGCTTCTTATGCTGTCTGCTATTTGTTCTGCAACGGAGACAGCGTTTTCTTCATGCAACAGGATAAGGCTTAAAAAACTTGCAGACGACGGAAACAAGTCTGCAAAGAAGGCAATGAACATATGCGATAATTTTGACAAGGCACTCACTGCTATACTTGTTGGAAACAACGTGGTGAACATTTCTTCATCTTCTATTGCAACGGTGCTTTTTACGGAGAAGTTCGGCAAGGGAAGCGTGGGTCTGGCTACTATAGTCATGACGGTGCTTGTGCTTATTTTTGGCGAGATCTTGCCTAAGAGCCTTGCAAAGGAAAATTCTGAGCGGTTTTCTATTCTTATGGCGGCTCCGCTCTCCGCATTCATGTTCATCATCACGCCTATAACGGCTATCTTTATGGGCATAAAAAGCGGCGTTTCAAAGCTTGTGGGCAACAAGAACAGCGAGCCGTCTGTTACTGAGGAAGAGCTTAAATATATCATAGACGAGATTCAGGACGAGGGCGTACTTGAAGAGCAGGAGTCGGAGCTTGTGCGTTCGGCACTTGATTTTGACGAGATAACCATAAGCGAGATACTTGTGCCGAGAGTAAATATCGAGGGCGTTGAGCTTCATGAGGATATGGAGAGCATAAAAAAACGCTTTGTGCAGACAAAGTTTTCAAGGCTCCCCGTGTATGACAAGGACTTAGACCACATTGTGGGACTTATCCACCAGTCTGACTTTTTTGAAATGTATCTCAAGGGCAAGACCGACATAAGTCTTATAATGAACAAGCCACTTTACATAACCGAAAACCGCAAGATCTCTGAGATCTTGAAGCAGATGCAGCGCAAAAAGGTGCATATGGCGGTGGTGCTCGACCAATATGGCGGTACGGAGGGCATTTGTACCCTTGAGGATATCATAGAGGAGCTTGTGGGCGAGATCTATGATGAAAGTGACGAGGAGGATACCTCCCTTGTGAAAATAAGCGACGGTGTTTACGAAGCGTCGGCGGAGCTTTCGGTATCGGATTTTCTTGAGAGGATAGGACTGCCAGAGGACACTATCGAAACCGAAAGAACATCTCTCGGTGGCTGGATAATGGATATGCTTGACAGACTTCCTGAGCAGAATGAAGTTATAAGCTGTCCGCCTTTTGAGATGACGGTGAAAATGGAGGACGAGCAGAAAATAGACAGGATACGCTTCAAGATATCTGAGGAGGAGCTTGAAAGCAAGAAGGCGGAGGAAGAAAATGCCTAAGCAGATAAAGAAAGAGCAGATAAAAAAGTCAGAGCTTTTATACAGAAAATGGTCTGTTGCAGGGCTTGCGGCAGCGGCTGTGTTCATGGGCTTTATGGCAGGACTTATGAGCATGATAGTGAAAACCGAGGGGGCAAAAGTGCCAACGATAGTGCTTTTTGCGGCGTTTGTCATTTACACGGCAGTGTCGGTGGTATGTGCGGTGCTTGGAGTGAAAAGCTATGTAAAGGACGACTGCGGAGTGTGTCTTTTTCAGGGTATAGTGCATATTTACAGCGTTATAGCCTGCGTAATGAATGTGAGAATGGCATTTATAATACTGTTCTCAGCGTTAGGCTCGCAATCGGGAGTAGATACCCTTATAGTAAGCCAATCGCAGAACGAATTTATACAAAGTCAGTATGCAAGCTGGATATGTCTAGCCATTGCTACTCTGTTCTCAGTGATACTTGGTATTTTGGCGGTAGTATGGCTTGTGAAAAATAAAAAGAACTGATAAATCGGCTTTGCGTAGGGGCGACCTTGGGTCGCCCATTATTTCGTATGTTTCACAGCATACAGGTCTTAGAAAATCATAGAGTAAGGAAGAAGAAAAATAATGTTTTTGCTTATACTTGTAGTTGTATGCTACACAATATGTTCCCTTAGTGACAAGTACGCTGTTTCAACGGCAAAATTCAACGGCGATGAGCTTGGATTCTTAATGGCGGCGGCAACGGCTGTTTTCATGGCTTGCTGTCTGCCTTTCCTCGACAGGACTATTACGCTTAGCTGGCAGTCCTTTGCGGCGATAGGTCTGCTGTGCTTGTCGAAGATCCTTGAATTTAAGCTTTCGGCTATTATCCTTGATGAAATATCAGCCTTTGAGCTTAAGGCTTGGCTTGGTATCACCCTTTTCATGTCCTATGCAACGGATATTTTCCTTGGTGAAAAGCCGAGCATTTTCAAGTTTCTTTTTATCGTGCTTACTGTTGCAGGACTTGTTTTTATCGCAAAATCAGGCAGAACGGACAGCGGCAATATAAATTACCGCAGGATAGTTGTTCCTCTGGTGTTCTATCTTTTGGCAAGATACGGCTACGGCATAGTTGTAAGAGCGTCGGAGAATTACATATCCTCGACCATGGCGCTGTTCTTTGCGCTTATACTTATGGCTATCATACTTCTGCCAAGGGCGAAGCCTTTGGAGATATTCAAGAAAAATCAAAAGGGCGCATGGGTGGTTGTGCTTACAAAGATTCCGAATGTGGCAGGTCTGCTTGCGGAGAACGCTGTTATTGCTGTGAGCCTTGCGAGTGCGTCATTTATCCAGCCTATGATACTGTGTTCGCTGTTTGTTATAGCGCTCATAAGAAAAGAGCCTATCACAAAGCTGAGATTTATCGGCAGTGTTATTTGTATGGTGGGCATAATAGGATTTCAAATATGTTAAAAAACAAAACGTCGGACGTTTTCAAATTCGTCCGACGTTTTGTTGTCTGAAAGTTTACAGAAAGAAAGTGAGCGACCAGAGGTCGCCCCTACATTTTGATGTTATGTTTATCTTTCGGTATTGTACATTGCGGCAAACCAGTAATCTTCTTCAAGATAGCTTGTGTCTTTCTTGCCCCATGTAATTTTTATTTTCACAAGACAGCCGTCAATATCCTCTTTTGGAAGCTCCAGCTTTTTGGACTCCTTGGCAAGCACCTTTCCGTCATAGCTGTAGACAGTGTAAAGCACATCACCGAGCCTGTCCCCTGTGACTTCTACGGACATAGGGGTTTTAAGGGTAACATTGCCGTCCTTATCTACATCCGCCTTTTCATTAAATGACGGTACAGAGTAGAGCAGATCTTCAAAGCTCTCTTCAGCGGAAAGGCTCTCGCTCTTGCCGTTGCAGTATCGTGTCTTTTCAGTGCCGGGAAGCTCATATTTGCTTCCGTCACAAGTAAGCACAACTGAACCTTTCTCCACCTTTGGGGTTATATTTATCACAAGGGCGCAAGCCAAAAAGATAACGGCGGTAAGCAGACCTACAAGTATTTTCCTTTTCATTATTATCACCAATGCTATTATAGCACCTTTTGGAATAATAATCAAGGGCAGTGTTTTAGTCTTTGAGCTTTATCTCACGTTTTATCCTGCCCATTATCACAATGGCGGCGACAGTGCCTACAAGCTCGCCGAACGGAACGGCTGCCCATACTATCTTGCCTGCTGAGGAGGTAAGGGTGAGAAGATAAGCCGCGGGGAGAGGGATAACTAAAAGTCTGATAAGGGAAAGCACAAGGGAAGCTATGCCATGGTCGAGCGCCTGAAAAATTCCCTGATAGGCTATGTTTGCACCTGCAAAAAGATAGCCTAAAGTGATTATCCTTATGGCGTAGGTGGCGAATATCTCCGTATCCGCTGACAGTGAGAATACATGGCATATCTGAGAAGCAAAAAGCTGCAAGCCTATAATGCCAAGGAGCATGAGTCCCAACGTGTAGAGCATACCGTATTTTATGCCTGAACGAACTCTTGTTTTGTCCCCTTTGCCGTAGTTGTATGATACAACCGGAATGATAGTATTGTTCATGCCGAATGACGCAAAGAATACGAACTGCTGTATTTTATAATAGATACCATAGGCTGTTACGGCGGATTGACCTATCCTGTTGAGTATGACATTAAGACCGTAGGTCATGACGGACATAAGAGCCTGTATTATTATGGCAGGAACGCCTATTCTATAAATGTTTGTTATCATTTTGCGCTGGGGTATAAAATACCTCATGCCGCTTGGTATCTCTTTGTTGCACACAAAATGAAGCACGCCGCCTATGACCATTGTGAGTACCTGACCGATGACAGTGGCATATGCGGCACCTTTTACTCCAAGCTCTGGGAAAGGGCCAAGCCCGAAAATCAAAACAGGGTCAAGGACGATGTTGGCTATTGCGCCTACAAGCTGAGCAATGGTGGAATGGATAGTTTTGCCTGTCGCCTGCAAAAGCTTTTCAAATATCATTGAACCTACTGCACCGAATGACAACACACAGCATATGCCTAGATATTCGCCCCCAAGCTTTAAAGCAAGACTATCATGGGTCTGTGTTTTCAAAAATGCGTCAGTGCCGAAAAATCCGAACAGCATGAACACGATGTAGGTGCAAAGACCTATGAAAATGGCATTGCCTGCTATTTTGCCTGCACGCTCAAAATTCTTTTCTCCAAGGCTTCTGGAGAGCAAGGCGTTTATTCCAACGCCTGTGCCTACGCCTACAGCGATTATCAAAAGCTGGACAGGGTATGCAAGGGTGAGGGCGTTTACGGCATATTCGCCCATGTGCTCAACTGTATCATCTGTTATCCTGCTTACGAAATAGCTGTCAACGATATTGTAAAACGCCTGAACTATCATTGAAATTATCATAGGCAGACCCATGCTCAGCATGAGTTTCGGCATGGGCATAACGCCCATCTTGTTTTCTTTCAGAACTTCTTCGCTCATATTTTATTACCTCCCGTTTTTTGCGCATAAAAAAACAGCACAAGTCCGAATACAATCGGACTTACGCTGTCGCTGCTCATTGTTATAATTATTATACCATATATTTTTTCATATGTCCAAGGACTTTTTATACAAAAGTCAGGTCTCAAAGACCCACTTTTTTGATGATATGAAGCGTTGCAAATGTACAATAAAATATATAAAAAACTATTGACAAAATCAAAAATATAGGTTATAATAACCTCATAGTAAAAGAGAGTAGCTGGCGGAGAGATCCGTTTATGTTTGCGTCAATACGTTCCGATGAGGGACCGCTGCATATCTAAACGGCGAGACTTTTATTGATTAAATTGCCATAGGCGCAGTTTACCCAATAAACGTCTTGCCGATTTTTTATGCGTTTATTTTTCTGAGCCTATGAGAAAAGGAGGCTTTGAAGGGTATATCGGCAGCGACTACAGGAAAAAATAAAAAAAGGTGGTATTTTATGAAGCAGTATCAGAAAAAGCTTGACCAGCTTTACACTGAGTTTTCATCAGGTGAAAATGGTCTTTCAACTGAGCAGGCAGTGAAAAACTGCGAAAAGTTCGGACGAAATGTTATCACGGAGGGCAAGAAAAAGTCCATTCCAGTGATTTTTTTAGAGCAGTATAAGGACTTTCTTGTGCTTATACTCATTATTGCTGCGATAGTTTCAGCTTTCATGAAAGATGTTGAGAGCTGTGCAGTAATTCTCGTTGTTATCACAATGAACGCTATTTTGGGTACAGTTCAGACCGTCAAGGCTGAAAAGTCACTGACGAACCTTAAAAAGCTTTCTGCACCGACGGCTAAGGCGTTGCGAAACGGCGAAAAGGTAATTATCCCCTCTGAGGAGATCGCAGTGGGCGACATTCTTCTTATCGAAGCAGGCGACCAGATATGTGCAGACGGCAGGCTGATAGAATGCGCGTCTGTTCAGGTGAACGAGTCTGCGCTCACAGGCGAGAGCGTTAATATCGACAAGGATATGAGCGATATAGAGGGCGAAAAGCCTCTTGCTGAGCGTGCTAACATGGTTTATTCAGGCTCTTTTGTCACATACGGCAGAGGAAAAATGCTTGTCACTGAGGTGGGTATGGACACTGAGGTGGGCAAGATAGCTTCGCTTATCCAAAACGCATCAGAGAGAAAAACACCTCTCCAGAACACGCTTGACGAGTTCGGTAAAAAGCTTTCCATTGCTATACTTATTGTCTGTGCAGTAGTGTTCGGACTTAGTATGCTTCGTGGCGGCCAGCTTATGGATTCGTTCATGTTCGCTATCGCACTTGCTGTTGCGGCTATTCCTGAGGCTCTCAGCTCTATCGTTACTATTGTGCTTTCTTTCGGCACACAGAAAATGTCAAAGGAAAACGCTATCATAAGAAAGCTTCAAGCTGTTGAGGGCTTGGGCAGTGTTTCTGTAATATGCTCTGACAAGACCGGTACACTGACACAGAACAAGATGACAGTTAGAAAAATAATGGTAGACGGCAGGATAATCGACACTGACGCTGTTGATCTTGATGATGAAAAGGTCAAGACTATGACAAGAGCCATGATACTTTGCAACGATTCAAGCTGCAAGGACGGCGTTGAGATAGGCGACCCTACAGAAACGGCGCTTATCAATTTTGGCACAAAGCTTGGTATCGACACTGACAAGGTGAGGGAAGATCTCCCTAGAATTTCTGAGATACCATTCGATTCAGACAGAAAGCTTATGTCAACTCTGCACATTATCGACGGCGAAAAGGTGCTTTATGTAAAGGGTGCGGCTGACGTTCTTATAAACAGGATAACTTCAAGCGACGAGGAAAAGGCTGTTATAACCCAGCGTGTGGCAGAGCTTTCGGAAAAAGGTCTGCGTATACTTGCATTTGCAGAGAAAAAATTCGACAAAGATACCGTATGTCCAGAGGACGAGGACGGATTGGAGTTTGTCGGTCTTATTGCTATGATGGATCCTCCGAGAGAGGAATCAAAGGCGGCTGTTGCGGAATGCCGCAAGGCAGGCATAAAGCCAGTCATGATAACAGGCGACCATATCGTTACGGCTTCGGCTATTGCCCGTGAGATAGGTATTCTTGACGACAACTCAAAGGCTGTTGAGGGTCACGAGCTTGACGCTTATTCAGACGAAGAGCTTGTTGACTTTGTAAAGGACAAGGCTGTTTACGCTCGTGTTACACCTGAGCATAAAATAAGGATCGTAAAGGCTTGGCAGGCAAACGGCTGTATAGTTTCCATGACAGGCGACGGAGTGAACGACGCACCTGCGTTAAAGCAGGCTGATGTGGGCGTTGCAATGGGCATCACAGGAACGGAAGTTTCAAAGGACGCTGCCTCAATGGTGCTTGCAGACGATAACTTTGCAACTATAGTCAAGGCCATAAGAAACGGAAGAAATATTTACGAGAACATTAAAAAGGCTATACTCTTCCTGCTTTCGGGCAACTTTGCGGCAATTCTTGTGGTGCTTTTCAACTCACTGCTTGGACTTCCTGTTCCGTTTGCGGCAATACATTTGCTGTTTATTAATCTGCTTACAGACTCGCTTCCTGCTATCGGTTTGGGTCTTGAACCTCACTCCGAAGAGGTCATGAAACGCAAGCCAAGAAACGCAAACGAATCTATCCTCACACGTCCTTTCCTGGGCGAGATAGCATTGTATGGCGTAGTTATAGCGATAGCAGTAGCTTCGGCTTTCCTTATGGGAAACAAGACAAGCGCAGCTCTTGGTATGACGATGGCATTCGCAGTGCTTTGCTCTGCAAGATTGTTCCACGGATTCTCGTGCAAGAAAAAAGGTCCTGTTATATTCTCAAAGGAATTTTTCAACAACAAGTTCGGTCTTATGGCGTTCGGTCTTGGAATGGTATTTTTAAACTCCGTTCTGCTCGTTCCACAACTCAAGGGACTTTTCAAGATAGCAGACATGACAGGTATGCAGTTTGCATGGATATACATTCTAAGCTTTGGCTCTATGCTCGTTATCCAGCTTATAAAGGCGATATTCTTTACAAAGTCTGAAAAGTAAGGCTGTAGAGTTATCTTATAAAAGTTTCAAGGGGGGCGACCTTAGGTCGCACCTACGCAATAAAAATAACCGCTCTTCGTGATAACACGGGGAGCGGTTATTGTTTTATTAAGATGTGGCTATATGTGCCGAGAAGCTTTGTTTCCATGCTTGTATGGATATATCTATTTTCTTGCAATACTCTGAATAGTCATCATACTCGCCTTGCGGGATAAAAAGGGGAAGCGCATATATCTTTGGCTTGGCATTATAAAATGAGGCAAAGGCGTTTATTTTCTTTTGCTCTACTGCGCTTTGCTCTTCCTGAGAGGGATAGATTATCCCGCAGGTGTCACCGCCTGTCAGGAAAAGATATGACAATAGCTGGTGGATATCAGCGTCCTTATTCCATTCCCAGAACTTGTATTTTGCGTCAAATACGTTTCTTTTGGAATCGGATTTGCCCTTTTCTATGTAGTCAGGATACCAATATTCTTTGTCGGCCCATTGCAGGCTTCCTTTGGAATTGTCGGTAAGCAAATGTTCATAGCCATGTTCGTTCAACAGCTTGACAGCGATAAACTCCTCCCACAGCCATGAGATATCAATGAGTATGCCAAAGGTGTCTTCTTCTTTATCGTCAAACACGTTCTGACCTGATTCCTGCAATATCATCAATGCGAGCTTTCTTACGTCCTCGTATTTCTGATACATAGGGTGGGTTATCTCTCTTCTGCACTTCATGGAGTCGGCATAGTTCACGTTCATTCGATATGAGGGTGTTGCATTTTCTATGGCGTCTATTATCTCGTTGAGGATAACGTTGTTGTTGAGATAGCCTTTTAAAATGTCGGGGAAATAGTCTTTGATATAGTCGAGAGTCTGGCGTATGAGGCATAAAATCTCGTTGTCATAAGAATATTCTCTTGTGGAATATGCGGTCTTTCCTAAAAAGGGGTTGTTTATCCTTATGTGCCTGTTGATATCCATTACGCCCTTGAAGTCATATTCGTTGTATCTTTTTCGCACATACTCTTTATATATGCCGTCCTCGTAGGCTTCCATAAGCTTCATAAGAAACAGAAGCACCATTATGGCGGTATAGTCGCTTTCCGATTGGCTGTTTACGCTCAGGTCAAAAACGTTTATGCCACATACACTGCACAGGAGATAAAGCAGGAAATACTGCTTGTTGGCTTCGTCAAAGCGTGACCTTATCTCTATTCGATAGTTATCTTCACTTTCTTCACCCTTGCTTGTGCAGGACAGCACCCCCACCCAATTGTAGGTGAAAAGCTTGTCATTTACTCGTGAAAATATCTCTTTGTTTCTGTTTCGGCTTTGAGGAGGTATGGTGATGATATTTCTGCCCTTTATTTGATTTAGGTCGCTGACCTGCTTGATATCCTCCCAATAGCTTTCGGGTATCTCTTTTTCGTCAGTTGTTTCATCATCATAGACCAAGGAATACGCTTTATCATAGCTTTGGTTATCTTTAAGACTGATCGTTATATGATTATCCATTTTGCTCCTCCGATCAAGCCGTAAAATCATCACCTATTTTCGCTACTTCGCTTTCAGTTCTCTTGCCCTTTACATACTCATTCAATATCTGAGAGAGGTGGTTATCCCACACTTCTTTTCTCGCTTCTTGGTAGTTATTTCCGTCAAGATACAGCAGTATCTTTGCAAAATATGACGGACCCAGGTGATAATGTCTGTTAAGTTTAAGGGTGTTATCAATGGAATTATTGAGATCTGTTATCTTTGATACATAATTATTATAATCATTGTTAAGTGCATTATCTACGCCCATTGCCTTTAAGACATTATCCATTACGGCTTCTGCAGTGACTTCATGCCAAGCAAATCTTCTTCTCAAAGCAAAGTCAAAGACCTCTACGCTTCTGTCGATATCGTTCATTGTGCCTATGATATACACGTTAGAGGGGATAAAGAACTTATCGTTAGCCTTATTTATATAGAATGTTTCGTCCGTTGCCAGCGCAGAATACTGCGTTGCTATCTTTCCGTTTGCACCTCTGTAGTCTGCGTCCAAGCAGAACATGGTTTCGCCAAGGACTTTTGATATTTCCGCTCTGTTTATCTCATCAATGATGAAAAGGAAAGGAGGGAGGTCGGCTGGCTTTATGTTTTCTGTATCAAAGCCTTCCTCTTTTATCTTGTTTATCCAGAAATCAACGATAGACTCGTCCTCGCCCTCAAGAAACTCTCTTAGGGTGCCTTCCGTTACATTTTTGCCTGAAGCTTGTATACGCTCTATAACTCCTGCTTTTCTGCAAAATGACTTGAAAGAGCCGTTCTTTAACGTGTAGCCTATGCTTCCGCTTGCAAGGTTTGGTCTTATGCCCTCAATAAAGTCAGTGTAGTCATATGAGGGGTGGAACTGCACCATTTCCATTTGTATATTTTTATCGGCGTTTTTGCCCAACAGCTTGTCGGCGATCTCGTTTCTTGCGGAAAAGGTCTTTCCTGTGCCTGGTGCGCCGTTTAAAATGAGCTGTTTGTTTGCTTTTAACAGTGAGTATGTATCTACCATAAGTGAAAAACCTCCGTCAGATGTGATTTGAGTGCCGTTTATCAAAAAGTCTGCTATTTGTTTCATTTTTTGTTTAGCGTCAGCTTCTCCATTGATAAATACGCTGTTATTATTGGCGTCCCAAAAGATAGGTTTTCCACTGCTGTCTTTAAAATTGACCCAAGCACCATTTCTAAAAACGTCCATAAGGGTGGTATTGGCAGGTATTTCTTTAAGTTGGTTGTTTAAATCAGGATCAATAGTTTTTGCATCTGAGCCTTCAACAAATCTGCCTGCATTTTGCCGCCATGTTCCTAGCTTTGTTCCTATTGGTGTAGGATTTGGATACAATATATAAAGAAAATTTTCAATGTACTTTTTGCTCTTAGGCGATTGAACACCCTGCAAAACTATCGCCATAAAGAAATGGAGATTTCTTCTTAAATAACCGCTATCTGTTGCTTTTTGGAATTGGTCACTGTTTAAGTATTCAAGCTGTTTTACAAACGTTTCGTCTTCGTCTATCAACAGTTGCTGCACATCTTTAAATGTGCTGTCCCATTTAATTTTTCCCATATTAGGTACTCCATTCTTCTATGATTTTATTGCGATAATTTCATTATATCTTATCAGCAAAGGCTTGTCAAGACAGGTCATCAGAAAAGGAGGAATATCCACTGATCCATGGTGTCAAGATCAAGTCCTCTTACGTCTATGGTCTTGCTGGTGCTGTCTGATATTATGGTCACGGTCTCGAGGCTTTCACAATCGCTGAATGCGTTGTTGCCAATGGAATATAATGTATTTGGAATAGTTATGCTTTTAAGGTTTTTGCACTGATAAAATGCAAAAGAGCCAATACGTTCTGTGCCATAGGGTATCTCAATGCTTTCAAGACTTTTACATTCGCAGAACGCTTTTTTACCTATGCTTTCTAATGTATCAGGCAGAGTTATCTCTTTAAGACTATGACAGCCTTGGAACGCATTATCACATATATCCTCCAATGAATCAGGGAGCTTTATATGTTCAAGGTTTTCACAATTTTCAAATATGCTGTCGCTTATGACAGTAACACCATTTGGGATTGTTATGCCTGTAAGCTTTTTGCACCCTTTAAAGGCATTCCATTCAATGCTGTCTACGGACTCAGGTATTTTTATGCTTTCAAGGCTGGAACATTTCT